ATCAGGTCTGCAGGACACAATGGGCGACCTGATTGTCGACGTCATCGGCGCGGCATTGGCCAGCTGGCTTGGGTATGTCTACCTGCGGGCCAAAGACCCGTCATTCTGGACATGGCCAATTGACCGGTTCGTGGCACTGAACAAAAAGCTGTTCCGCAAGCTTAGATAGCCAGGTGGTAATGGTGACCCCGGCAGGATTCGAACCTGCAACCTGCCCCTTAGGAGGGAACCGTTCATAGCGCTATTCCTTCTTTGATTTCTGCTGCTTGGGTGTTTGTACAGGGTCTTCCTGTACATGGTTTGTACGAAAACGGGCTCTAACGTCGGCCTCATCCGTCTCCGCATGGGCATAAATACGCATGGGTAAATTCGGGTCTGACCAGCGGCCAGCCTTGGCCGCAGTGACTGGATCGACGCCCTGCCTGACCACCAATTCAGTGAAGAACCCGTGTCGCCCCGCTGGGTGGGCTGACAGGTACTGGATGCCCGCACGCTTGCAGATGGTCTTCCATCGCGTGTTGTAGCCAGTCGAGCTTCCATAGCCGAAAACACGCGGCTTCATGAACTTGCCGGTCTTGCGATTCTTGGGTCGCTTTGGTGGCAAGGCAAGCAACTCGTCCATCATTTCAGGTGAAACGGTAATCCAGCTCTCGGGATGCCCCTTCTTTGCTTTCACCCTGACCTTATTCTCGGCAGACCTCAGATCGTCGGGCTCCAATGATACGGCCTGATCGATCCACGCCGCCGTCTCGAACATGAACCGGACCAGCGCCGCATTGTACGGATCGGCAGCGCTGCAAAATGCCTCGATCCACTCCTTGTCGGCTGGTTTCCGTTCTACCCTGCTCTGCTTCCCGCGCCGCCTGTCCTGAGCAATCCGTTCGAACTTGTCATACGGTTTCACCCTAATCAGCGGCGTCCCTTCGAGCTCATGCGCGTTGTTGATTACCGCGCTGGCAGGCGTCACGATTTCTCGCCACCATGTATCGGTAGACGCTTTGGGCTTGAGCTTTGGCCCTAACCCTTTCAGCAATGCACCGGAAATCGCTCTGAGAGGTGTATCACCAATCTCCTTCACTATTTTGATCAACTGCTTGGCCGTTTTCGGAGAGGCGTTGTACAGCATGATGGCATCTGAAAACGTTTTGCTTGGCTCATCTCCGAGCAAGTACTGACGAATTTGATACTCGGTCTCACGCGCTAGCCAGTCCCGTGCACCTGCTTCTGTAGTCGACCCAGTGCTGTCGCGGTATTTACGTGAGAACGGTCTGCCGTTGTATTCGATCGTCCCATAGACATAGTAGTATCGGCCCCGCTTATAGATTTTGGTCGGCATGACGGGCCTCTCTCAAAAATGGTATCGATCTGTGCGGGTGTTATCAGCATGGTTCGACCCAGCCGATAGAACGCGCCCGTATCATTTGCCCGTTCGCGCAATGTGCGTTCGGAGATTTCAATCTCTCGCTCTGCCATGATCTCCACCCATTGTGCTGGCGTCTTGCCAAGCCCTAGGATTTGCGAGCTGTCTGTTTTGTCGATTTCCGCCATTTCAGTCATCCTTATCCGTTCGGGTTGAAATTTCTGTACGCATGGAATCGCTTGTTCTGCACCTTCTGACGTGGTCAGATGGGTTGAAGCGTAAATATACGTCATTTTGTGCTATGTTTATACAAAACTGCGCAATGGTCAATTAGGAAACTTGCATGCCGCGAGAAGATGCTGATTTGTTTGCTGAGATAGGCGCGCGCCTAGCGATCTGTCGCAGCGAAATAGGCGTCTCGCAGGCCGCGATGGCCGAAGCCATTGGGGTCTCGCATAGGGCTTATCACAGCTACGAAAAAGGAAAGCGCGGCGTCCCTGTCGAAGCCCTGGTCAAGATGCAGGACAAATACGAGGTTGACGTCGCTTGGTTGCTGCTCGGCACGAAATCAATCCGTGCCGGTCACGATTTCGATGCGCTGAAACGAATTGAGACATCTCTCGATCAGTACCTGGAAAGCGCCAACATCAAGATCAAAAGTGAGAAGCGCGGGGCAATCGTCGCGCGCTGGTATGAATCACACGTCAAGGGTCGGGAAGTATCAAATGATGAAGTCCACACCTGGATTGAATTCGCAAGGGAGTAACCAAATGCAACCACCAAGCGATAACTGGAAGCGTATCCGCCGGGCGACTTTGGAGCGCGCGCAACGAACCGCAATCGATCCGCTGTCGCCGCTATACAACATATATTCGGGCGCCTGTGCCCTGTATCTCGCGGGCTTTCTTTATTTCAAATTCTTCGACTACGGTACCGATTTCAGTTGGTTCACAGCATGCCTAATCATCTGTGTTGCCATTGCCGGGGCACTTGTTCCATTGCTGACAGGCTCAGTTGTTACCTTGCATTTCGCGAGCAAGAGACTGGAGCGTTTGATTGCTGAGTGAGCAAAGCACAAAGTGCTGTTTCTCAGATCTTCGGAAATGCGGGAAACTACCCATGACGATTAAGACTTGGCTCCAACTTGTCTGCTCGGGAGGCCAATTCGCGTGACGTTTGGAGTGTTTATTCACCGGACAGACTCAGTCTACGATGACGTCCCGTCGGAACGATACCAGTTCCCAAAAAAATACCTGACGCGTGTGCAACAGTGTGAAGGCGACTGGATCGTCTACCTTGAACCTACCAAGGTGAAAAACACCAAAGGCTACTTCGCGGTCGCCAAGGTTCAAGAGATCATCGCAGACCCCCGCAGCGCTGATATGTATTTGGCTGTCATCGAGCCTGGGACCTATCTCGACTTTGGCGATCCGGTTCCATTCCGCGATCCTGACGGAATCGTCGAGCAAGGCGTCTTGAACGATCTTGGAAACATTTCCGGCCGCGCTCAGGCCGCGGTACGGCCACTCTCGGCAGGGGATTTCGCCCGGATTGTGGAGCGCGGACTTGGGCAAGAGGATGATTTCTTGCCTCGCGTCGATGATGCAAGCCGAATGCCCGGCTTCCAAGACTCGCAGGTACCTTTTCAGCATCTCGCAGCGCGAGATCGCGTAAACCAGCTGACCAACCGTGCCGTGCGCGACCGCAACTTCCGAAAGAATGTTCTACGCGCTTATGGCGAACGTTGCGCGATTACAGGTCTGCGCCTGATCAATGGTGGCGGACGTGCCGAGGTCGAGGCCGCACATATCAGGCCTGTCGAGCGTGACGGGCCCGATATAGTGAGCAATGGGTTAGCGTTATCTGGAACCGCGCATTGGATGTTTGACAGAGGCCTAGTAGGGCTCGCCGACGATCTTTCCGTTCTCGTGTCTAGGCAAAGCAACGACCTAGAAGCCGTATCAGCGATGATCAATTCTTCCGGAAAGCTATTGGCACCTGATCGTCTGGCCAACCGGCCAAGAGCCGAGTTCGTTACTTGGCATCGAGAGAATTGCTTCAAGCACTAACGGCCCAAACCCTCATCCATTTTTGATTAGGTGAAGTTCTTTTAAATTTGGCACCGTAATCGACGGCACCGCCGGAGTGTCATAGGTTACCTTCGCCACGCCCATTACTTGAGAATGCGCGTCCGAAAACTCAAAAGTCGATGGCCTGAAAATGCAGATGTTACTGCCTGAGGAAACAGAGCTTCTGAAACGCACACCATCAAAGCCTTTTCGAAGCAAAACCTCGGAAAGCAGTTGTGTCAGAAGGTAAGGTGTCTTTTCGTCGGGCGTCACAGGTGTGCTCATTAGGCGATCAAACGCTTGAATGGTCGCATACAAGTCAAGGCGATCATCGTTACTTGAAAAGCGTGTGATCGGTGGATCGAAATCAGCGACTCTGAACGCGGCAACGCTTCGAAATCCACCAACGGAGACGTAGTGACCTGGATGTGGACGGATTTCTGCAACGGCTGTGTATGCATCCGACGCTAGATACAGAACTGAAATACCCTGACGGTTTAGCCGCCCTGCGCTCGCAATCAAAGGCGACGGTGCCCCTATGTCCTTTCCCATCCAAGGCTGTCGAACCACGTTGTTGCCAAAACCTCCGTCAAATCTTTGATAGGTTGCCTGACAACCTTTGCGGGCGCGAAACCAGACTTCATTCTCCGACAATTCAAGCGCCACATCGTCAATGAAGTTATCAATCATCGCCTCAAGTGCAGGCTCGACGTCAAAGAAGTTTTCATGGTGTAAACGCCTTTGGAGTTTGCTAAATTCTGTCGGATCGGTTCTAGAAATGGCGCTATTCATGTATCGTGTTCCATCGCCATCAAAGCCTGCGTATACTGCGACCCCTTCGTTCGCAGGTGGATAAGGGGGCCACTCAAGCAATTCGATAAAGGCATCCAAATGCTCGTCAACTTCTGGAGGCCGTACTACCGGGTTATCCGGTGTCGACAAAAGAGAAAGAACGCTATCGCCACCCCAATGTGGGTTGTATTCGAATTCGTCCCAGAAAAACCGAATTAGGGAACGGATCAACATAATCATCGGTTCAAGGTTCTCGGTATTTCTGACTTGAACGTCACAACGCCCACACAACGCACAAAGCCCCTGGCAGGAGTCATCTTCGACTAGAGTCTTTAGCTCTGAATGAACCGCGCAGTCGCTGCAGAGACTAATTTTCACTTCGGAGTCGTCTTCTATTTCGTACGTCAAAATCCTACACCATTTTCGAGCTGCTAGCCTTACAAACCTGATTTCCTACTTCGTAGCAGGGGCTGATCAGGTTGTCAGTCAAACAAGCCATTGAACCAGAATATGTCTCTCAGTTCTTGGTTTCCATTTCAATGCCCTTCAATGCAATGTTTCGGCCAATCCGAACCCCTCAAGCACCATCTTTGTCGCGGAGGCAAAATCCCAGTTCGATCATCGCCGAACCGTTCTGACGTCAAAGTTTTTTGCAACCGCGGCGACTGACGGCTTCCCACCAATGCCAATTTTGCGCCTATGTGAATTACGAGAGCTTACTTCGCGAGAAGCTTGGTGTCTCGATTTTTGCAAGGCTGCTTTACGTTGCAAATTGGTCCGGATAGAAATTTGTCATTGATTATAAGTGCGTGCGTTGACGCAGAAGCCACTGAACTGGATTAATTTGCATGCCAATTTTCGATATTCCAAGTGACCGTTTGACCGACCTGACTGACTCCGAGCAACGTGAATTGATAGCGCGGCTCTGCGAGGCAGAGCGCGAGCGACAAGGTGGTCATCGAAACGAAGTTCGGTGGGGGGGCAGCCAAACCGCCGCTGACGGTGGACTTGATGTGGTCGTTGAACCAGTGGGGCCCTTCACTGTCGCGGGCCCGCTTGCGCGCAGTGACGTTGGGATTCAGGTCAAAGCGGCAGACTACGCGCCAGCCGCCATTACCGCTGAGATGCGATATGGCGGATCGCTACGGCCTTCAATATCGCGGCTCGCGGGAAAGAGTGGTGCCTATGTCATTGCAAGCACTGGCGCAAATTGTTCAGAAGCTATGCTTCAACGGCGCATCGATGCGATGCGCGATGCGGCTGCCGATGATCCTAATGGTTCGGCTTTGGACTTAGTCTTCCTCGACCGTAAAGCGATCAGCCGATGGGTCAGCGCACATCCCTCGGTGGCCGCGTGGTTGCGCTCGCGCTTGATGCTTCCCACGCTCCAAGGTTGGCAAACCTTCGGTCGCTGGTCCTCAACACCTGCAGGCGCGTCTGATGACCTAATCTGCGAGGAGGGGCTCGCCTTCTACCTTGAACGCAGAGAGCCCATACGAGCTCTCCCTGAAGCCATTGATGAGATCAGACGTCTTGTCCGTGATGGAACGGGAGCTGTGCGCATCGCTGGCCTGTCGGGAATTGGAAAAAGCCGCATCGTTCAAGCGCTATTCGAACGGGTCGGCGACGAGCCTGCACTGGCGACTTCACATGCGGTTTATACCGATCTGGGGCATTCACCCGACCCGTCGCCTATGGCTATGCTCGAAGCACTCATTGAGGGGGATAATCCAGCAATACTTGTGGTCGACAATTGCCCTCCGGACACCCATCAGTCATTGGCGCGCAAATTGGCGCAACGCCCCGGTCCTGTTCGCATGATCACCGTCGAGTATGACGTACGAACTGACCGGCCTGAGGAAACCAATGTCATCCGCATTGAGGCTGAAGGCCCAGATATAGTCGAGGCTCTGCTTCGCCGTCGACATGGTGACTTGTCTACCGGTGATGCTCGACGCCTTGCTGAACTTGCCCAAGGAAATGCGCGATTGGCGTTCGCCCTTGCTCAGGCGGCTCCCCATACCGGAACCCTCTCGACTTTTGACGATACCGCGCTTTTCGATCGCCTGTTCTGGCAGCGCGAAGAGCGAAACGATGAATTAGCTCGCGCGGCGGAAGTTCTGTCGCTTGTATACTCGTTTGAAGTCGACGGGGAGGAAGAACCTGATGAGCTTACCTTTCTTGGCACTCTTGCCGAATTATCCCGAGGCGCGATGCACCGGCATGCCGTTACCCTGTCCGCGCGGGGCCTTGCCCAAGCCCGAAGCAGATGGCGCGCAGTTCTGCCTCACGCTCTCGCAAATCGTCTCGCTGAGCAAGCACTGAGATCAATCCCATGGCGAACAATCGCAGATGGCTTTTCCGAAAAACTCCGCCTCCGTCGTTCCTTAGCTCGCCGACTTTCCTACCTCCATGACTCCAATGAGGCTCGGAGAATTGTCGCTCGCTGGATAGAGGCTGGAGGACCATTGCATGGCCCGACGCCCGACATGCAAGTACTCGAGGCCGTGTGTCATGTCGTCCCGGATGAGGCACTACAAGTCGTCGATGCGATGATCACTGCACTTCAGGAGCGACCAGGAGATTTTCATCATCTCGATAACCTGACCCGAATGATTTCGCGGATCGCTCATTCCGAGGCAATGTTCCCTCGAGCCTGCGAAAGCATGATCACACTGGCTATTGCGTTCGAAGAACAACAGTCATCGAACGCCGATAATGCATTGAGTAGCCTCTTCGGTCTCTACCTTTCTGGAACGCTGGCTCAGACTGAAACGCGCGCTCAAGTAGTACGCCAGTACATCTTCGCGAACGACGCGAAGCAAAACGCCCACGGTGTCCGCATGCTTCGCTCGGCATTGCAAACGGGTAATTGGTCCTCCTCCTTTCTATCCTACGATGACGCCCGCCCCGATGCATTTGGATGGGAACCTCGGGGACCGGAGGTCTTAGCATGGTTCACTGGTTGGCTTGATCTGGCGGCAGAGGTCGCTCGGGACGCGCCTCCAGAGGTCCAAGACAGCGCCAGAAAGGCTCTGGCAGACGAAATAGATGGGATTTGGAGATGTATGCCATCACTTCGGCGGCGTATCGAAGAAGTTACGCGAGAACTGCATGCTTCAGCGCCTTGGGCCGAAGGGCGACATGCCCTGAAGCAGATGCTCTATTTTATTCGCCGACGAGAAGAACGGTTTCCGACCGGCGAAATTGACAGGGTACGTCAACTCATTAGTGATATGGAGCCAATGGATGTTGAAGCTCGGTTGCATGCCGAACTAGTAAGAGGATGGGATCTGGATGCCGACACCGATGATGACTTCGATGCTGCAGAGGCTCGGCGAAACCAGCGCTTAGAAGCTCTTGGGCTGGAGTTGGCGAACGATCAAAATAGCCTTCGCGCTGTTGGTCGCGCTCTTCTCGAAGCGGAAGGCGGGTCGTTCTATTCACTGGGGGCCGGACTCGCACAAGAGGCCAATAATCCCCTCGAGCTATGGGGTATCCTTAGGGATTTATTCTTAGCAGATATCGCCAAATCGCGTCAGACGAGCGTCCTCTCCGGGTTTATTCATCAGCTTGATAGCTCGAATCCTGAAGTGGCGGCAGAAATCAGGAATGAATGCCGAACCATGCCCGACTTGCGACAGTGTTACAGCATTTTTCTCGCCAGGGGTGCCCTGCCAGCGGAGGAGTTGGAGCATGTCTATGAAATTGCTGCAGATCCAGAAATTTCAGCTTGGCTATTCAGCGATATATCTTGGCGCGAAGAACGCGAACTGACTGATGAAGAGCGGGTGCGACTACTGCGCATCATTTTTGTCAAGGTAGGCGGCCCGGAACAGATTATAGATGCACTGACAATGTTGCGACACGTTGAGGGCACTACTCGAGATCAGTGGCCGGAGGAACTTCGGCAGCTTGGGTTGGACGCTATTGATAGGGTTATCAGCGAGGAAAGCCTTAGCGACTTGAAATCCGACCGTGCTGCTCGCGCTTTGGCGGCTTGTCTGCGCGGTGATGACGGAGCTGGAGCAAATCGCGTATTTGAAGCAATCGTAAACCGTGCAGCAAGAAGGTACGGCAGCACCTACGACGTCGAGCATTTACTGACCACTTTGGCAGAGCGCGCTCCCACAATCTTTCTTGATCGAGTCTTCTCAGAAAATCCGGATGCGCCAAGATTGAGGTTTCGAGATGGACCGCGTCCTGGGCCACTTTCTCATGTCCCAATTGAAGCACTAACTGAATGGTGCAGGCGCGATCCTAACCGTTGGGCACGAGTTGCTCTTCAGATATCCCCTTTTGCTAGTGCCATTGGCGATGATGGAGCTGGGCAGATTTCTGAATTCGCTACCGCATTCCTCAACGCGGCACCTTCTCCTGGGGAGGTAGTGGAAGCATACCTCCAGCATCTGAGCCCATCTGGCTGGTCTGGTAGCCGAGCAGAAATTATGGAACGTCGACTGGTTGCGATCGAGGCCTTAACTGATCATCACACTCCGGATGTGGGCCAAACCATTGCTCGGCTCGCCCCAAACCTTCGCAGCAACATTAATCGCATGCGTCAAGCTGAACAACGAGAAGATCGTGAGCGCGACGAACGGTTTGAGTGATCAAAAGAGTGTTTGGATGTTTGCAACCGTCGCACACGACAGAAACGAGGAAACCAGCGCGCGTTACAATTGATTATCCCATCTGTCGGGCCTTTCTTTTTTGCTCCGTGGTTGCAGGGATAATTCAGAAGTCGGCGCTGGAGCTTTTGGCCTGCGGTCACAACGTAATTTGTTGGTTGGTGTAGTTTGCCGCGCATCCATATATGTATCATATATTGACACATGTATCTTGCTATGATACACACCTTTCATGATCCAAAGCACCAAGGTCAAACTCGCTGCCAGCGCCTTAAAAGGCAAGTATGGCAAAGGCTTTCCCGGTGACTTGGTGAAGCGCACGCGGGCGATGCTCACGGCGCTGGACGCTGCGGTTGTTGTGGAGGACTTACGCTTTCCACCTGGCAATCACGTAGAAGAACTGAAAGGCGATCGGGCTGGGCAACATTCTGTGCGGATCAACGCGCAATGGCGCATTTGCTTTGTCTGGACGCCGAACGGCCCTGCCGATGTTGAGATTGTCGATTACCATTGAGAGGATACGCTGATGAGCCTGCTTGAAGAACCAATGCACCCTGGCGAAGTCCTAAAAGAGCTTTACCTTGATCCTCTGGACATGGGGGCAATCGCGTTTGCGCGGCGTCTGGGCGTGCCTCGGACGCGGATCGAACGGTTGATCAAGGGGACCACTGGGATCACGCCTGACACTGCACTGCGGCTCGCGCGCGTTTTCAACACGACCCCAGCCTATTGGGTGAACTTGCAGACGAATTTCGATATGGCCGCTGCTGCCAAGGAGATCGACGTGTCTAGCATTGAACCGTTCATCGCTGCTTAGCGTGTCAGTTCCCGGTTCATCTCGACCTCACGTGCTTCTTTCTATCTCTGTCTCAGCCTGTGTTCAAAAGCCTTCCATCATCTAAAACAAACTAGCCGCCAATCCTCGAATCATGCAGTAAACACATCTCATTTCGGTTTCGCTCCTAAGCTATTGTCCAACAAAAAACGAAGCTTTGAAAAAATAGACTTTGGGGTTACCCTTTCACTAGTTGCGAAATGCCAAGTTTTTTCTGCAAGCTGTGACTTACAACGACTCGTAGAGGGAGAAGGTATTTTTGGAGGATTCGAAAATGCAGCCGTGGATTGTTGACGCGAAAGACATAACCGACCTTTCAACCATTTCGCAGTTTGACAAGGGTCTGCTGATTTCTTCACCAGCGATACAATCATTCTTGTCTCCAACTAGTATGGCGACCAACATTGTCTCCGGACCAAAGGGGTTTGGCAAAACACTACTGCTAAAGCTGAAGCGTCAATCTTTGGTGGACAGAGGTTACTCCTACATTCCCGAAGACCAATTGGTTGACAAACCAGTAGGTGTGCCAACGATTCTCTCGAGAAAAACACTTGGTCCCCTTCTGACGTCGACACAGTATTGGAAACAGGTCTGGGAGATCGCGATTTCAGTCGCGATTCTGAAGAAAGAAGGCGTGGCAATTCCAACATTCAAATGTGGTGACCTTAAAGATATTTACGCCGATGAACTGCTAACCAGCCCTTGTGATTTATTCGATTGTGTTCTTTCTCTTTCGCGCAAGCAGTTTTCCAACGCATTAGAAGATCTAAGGCGCCTCCTCGTGCCAAACCTACGCAAAGTCTCATCTCAGTTTGCGTTGTTCATCGACAATGTTGACGAATACTTTGAGAGCGCCGCTAGCTACGCAGAATCGGAGAGTTCTCTAGTCACAGGCGATATCCAACTGTGGGTTTTCGCTCAATGCGGGCTCGTCTCAGCGGCGAGAGAAATCAGCGGGGTAAATAACCACGTTAAGTGTTGGGTGAGCATTAGGTCTGAAGCAATGGAATATTTGCTAGCTAACGACCCTTTGGCCGCTCAAGTGGGCGGCTCAACAGCATCACTCAGGTACGCAAAAGGTGACCTCGTCGAAATTCTAAAAAAGAATATCTCAAATGAAAGTGAAAGCCGCTTGTTTAAGTCAGGTGGAGACGCTTTTGAACGCTTTTTCGGCCCAGAAGCTATGGAAATTGAGAACACTTACGTTGCGGAAAGTGAAGGGATTGTAGACTATCTTTTGCGGCATACGCTTTCAAGGCCCCGAGATATCGCAATCATTGGCAAAGCAATATCCGATATTCCCCCGAGTAGGCGGACAGAGGAGCATGTCTCTCAAACCATAAATGAGAGAGCCACATTTATTGCTCAAACTTATCTTGCTGAATCTCGCGTACACACTCCCGGATTTCACCCCGATGTCCTTTTTAGCTTGATCACGTCAAACACGCTTACCCAGAAAGAATTGGTCGATATTTCAAAAGCATACGATGCTTCTTTAGATCAACTCACAGGCGAAGTGCACGAACGGCACCCTTTCTGCACACTTTATCGACTTGGACTGTTGGGTATTGTTGAAAAGCTGGGAGGCAACCGCGCAGCACATCAACTGTTTCCATCACCAGGGGAGGTTGGCTTCCTGACGGAGAACGTACTCCCATCAGCGCCTTTCTACCTTGTGCACCCAGTAATCGTTGGACTTATCGCACGTCGAAACAAGAACTTCCTCAACAATATTAATCCGCTAAATATTGTTGGAAACGGTCGTCGATGGCACGCAATCAACGATGTTGATTTCGTTTTCAAAGGTGATGTCGTCGGCTTCAGCAAAATCATGGAGGACCCTGATTTGGCCCCTCGGTTTGCAGCTGCATTTAGCGAGGTTGTTGACAGAGCCAAAGCAAACAATGGTGTGTACGCTGAGATCAGTGGGGGCGATTCTATATTGCTGCAGGGCAAAGTGCCTGAGAAACTGGTTTCCGCCGTACACGATATTCGTCATGATATGGAGAACAGCCTATTCGAGGCCAAGTTCCGCTTTGCAGGAGACGCCGGTCTAATGAGGTTTCGCGATGATGGGAGTGGGCCTCAAATAACCGGTGGCAAGAGTATCCGCGTAGCTGCCCGCTTGGAACCACGCGTTCGTGAAGACTGGGTCGTGATCACCGACAGATTTCAATATTTTTATGAACAGCAGAAACAATCCCGCTTCAAAAGACCGTTCAAAATATCCGAATTGGCCTCGACAGACATACCGGAAGTGCCTTGTCAGGATGGTCAGTTCAATTTGGCTAAGAATGACAGAGAACCAGCAATCTTGCATCGTCTTTTCCGAATACGCCGATAAGTGGACCAGCTGTCGCGACCTAATGCGTCAGCCCCCGATCCATCTCGACCTCGCGCTCTTCTAGCTCTGTCTCAACCTCTCTTCTGCGGCCTTCACTAATTTCAAGCTGGTCTCTAGTTGCGTGCGCAGCCTCCCGTAGTTCGAGCCCTCGCTCAGCAAGCCGTGCAACGCAGCCACGGACGCCGTTTGCGATTGAATGAGCACCGACACGCAGGCGGCCAATCCATCCATCTGGCTCTGCATCTTGGTCGCCGAGCGTTCCTCTAACCCGCTCAATTCCTTTGCTGAGACTTCGCAGGCCGTCACCAACCGCTCGACGCAGGCGAGCAAGTCGCGTTCCAAGGCTGTCAGGGGCGTCGTCATCTAATTCTCCTCGATCTTGATGCAGGTCACTGATCTGTCGCCCAGCGTGCAGGTCCTCAGGCGTGTCTTGGTCGGGTCCAGCACCAGCCATGTCGCGTCCTCCCTGTCGATCCGCGTCAGGCCCAGTTCCGTCAGTTCCGAGCTGGACAGCATCTGCGTCCAAAGCAAGCTCGCCGCCATCATCGAGACGATCCCCGCCAAGAATGTCCCCGTGATCAGCCAGGGCGAGATCGTCAGCCAACTCTTGTTCTGTCGCAGAAAAGTGCGGGTATCGATCTCGATTGTACGCTGCGCGTTGCTCGCAATGCTGTTCAAATCGGTCCTGAAGCTCTCGAGCTGTGATGCCATCGAGGCGGCGTAGTCCTGCCGGATCGTGTCTAACTCCGCGTTCAGCTTCTCGCTCAGCCGGGTCGGCTTGCCAGTTTTCATGGAAAATCTCTCCTTTTAAGCGCCAGCGCTCGCCAGTCTCTGGGTCTCGGGCGGTGAGGTAGGCTTTGCCCGCACGCGGGATGTCAAAACCCGCATCTGTGAGGGCGTCGAGCATGCTGCCACGGTCAGTGATTAGGCCAATGCTGGCCTGATCCAGAATCCACGCATGCAGCTCATCACGACCCTGCGCGCGCGTTGGGGTCTCGATGGTGTCGCGAACCTCTTGGACCCGCTCCAACTCCATCGGATCGGCCCAGCCGTGGCGCTGGTTCATCACATCGCGCAAGCTGTCGAAGGCGTTCTGATAGCCGGGCGGCGCGATGTTCAGGCTCCGCCCTGAGGTCAGCTCCAAGCGCGGTGTGCAAAAGTGAAGCTCAACGCGGTCTTCGTGGGTATGTCTGACCCAGAGCACGTCATATTGCGTCGGGTCCAGCCCCGCGAAGGCCAGATGTTCGAAGTGGTCCATGACCTCGGCCTGCTGCTCCTCGGCCGGGGCGTCGGTGGCGGCAAAGCTGATCACGCCTGCGCGGTAGGTCCACTGATGGCGACTGGCGTCGATCAGAGCCTCGGTGCGGTCGGGGTTGCCGCGCAGGACCTCGGGCAAGGGTTCGCGCGTGACGGTCATCGGTTGGCCCTCTGCATCGCGGATCAGGTCGCGGTTGTCGTCATAGGCCAGCACCTTGCCCGCGACGAGGTAGCCCACCGGACCAGCGCCCGCGCCTTTGCCGTTGCGGAAGAACTTGATCAGCATCGACGCGCGGCCTCGACGATCTGCGAAAGTTGGCGCTCGATGGTCAGCAAGCGTCGGGCAACAGTCAGAGCGTCGAGGTCCACACGGCCAGCCAGCATCGCGCGGTTCAGCCATCGCGCGATCTGGTTAAGGTTGCCGCCGATGCGCCCAACAGCCAGCACCAGCGCCGGATCAACGCGAGGGATGGGCTTGCGACGGCGGGCTTCCGTGAGGCCAAGCGCCTCGCGCAGCAGGGTCGCAGCGGGCAGACCAGCGGCCTCGGCCTTGGCGCGCAACTGGGCCTTCTCTGCCGCTGTGCACCGAAAGACAAAGGTCTCGGTCAGCGGCTCTTTGGTGCGGGCATAGCCTGCGCCGGTGGGGTTCGAAGGGGAGGCATGCCGCCCCTCGCAAGGTCCCGTGTCAGAAGCGCCAGCGTATGACATGGGTCGCCTTGCTATTTGCTCTTCTGTGGGATCGATTGCGGTCATGATCTGAGGCCTGCAGCTTGGATTTGGGCCTGCGTCACCAGCTTTGAGGCAAGCAATGCAGTCACTTGCGGAGCCGTGATGTGTTTGCACATCGGGCTGCGATCACTGATCCAGCACGCCAGCCGTGCATGGTGATCGGCCTGTAATGCTGCCGATTTTTCTCGGTCTTCTGCCTGCTTCTCAACATAGGCCTGCCAGCGCTGCGACTGGAACCAGTTGTCGGAAAAGCAGACCTTGGAACGAGTGAAACCTGCGCTCTCAGTCGCGTAGGCTTGGACCGCCTGCAACAGTTCCTCCCGTGCGATCCCGTCCGTCATGGCCTCTTCGATCTGGGCAATGCAGGCCGCTTTGCTACGAAGACGGTCAGGCGGATACGCCGCCAAAATCTTCTCAGCCTCTTCATCCGCCGCTGCCTCGCGCTTGCGCGTAGGTGGTTTATGGATGGTTTTAGGATGGTTTGGGGGCCGTGGTGGCCCCGGTACCCCGGCCACAGTGGCCCCCGTACCGGGGCCAGACTGGACGGGGGCCACTGTGGACCCCGTCTCAATCTCGGGCTCAAGGGTAGGGTCCAGCGCCTCAACCTTAGCCAGATCAATCCGGTAGACGACGGTGAAACCGTTCTTGCAGGTCCGCGCGCCGGTCTCGACTAGGATGCCTTCCTTCAGGAACTCGCGGACGGTTCGCTTGACGGTGGTCTCTCCCAGCTCGGTGTGCCGCTGGATCGTACCCTTGGAACACCAGATACCCGAACCATCGTCGCTCGCCTTGTCCGCCAAAAACATGATGATCTGCTTGCGCGTCGCGCTGCCGAACTTTCGTTCCGCGCATGTGTTTGCAACCCGCCAGCTCATTGGAGTGCCCCAAAAGACGCGAAGACGTGCGAATTTTGTACAGGTTTTGTACGAGATTTCTGCCATTCCCGCCGAATTCGATGCGAAAGCTCGCGGGACTTTCCGCAAGCTTCTGCACAAAGCCCTGTAAATAAGCCATATTTTGTAGGTGTTTTTGGTGACCCCGATTGGATTCGAACCAATAACCTGCCCCTTAGGAGGTAGCAGCACCCCGCGCAAAATAAGGGCAAGCTTGCAAAAAGCCTGCCCTTAGAACGGCGTTTTTAACGGTTTGTGCAGTGTTTGTTCCTGTTCGCAGGTTCGGTGAACCAAAGAGCATACCCCATCTGTCCCCGGGGCGGGGCCGCGTCGGGACTCGAACCCGAACGACACAAGGTCTCCAGCTTGCGCTGGTGCGTCTACCCATTTCGCCACGCGGCCACCGTCACTCCCCGAAGCTCACTTGCGCAGCCGGTCGATCCCCAGCACGCCAAAGATTGCCATCACGATCAGACCCGCCCATTCGTCAAGCGGCACAGGCAGGGCAGCCACAGTCCAGTCCTGGGGATAGGCACACCCTGCGCACCAGAACACCGAATACAGCAGTACAGCCGACCACCAGAACGCCAGAGGCAGGGCAAAGATCAGCATCAGCCAGAAACCACCAGCGCGCATGAAGTCGGGCCGCGTGCGATAATGTTCCCGGATGATATCCGCCTTCAGCTTTGCGCGGTCTGTCTCTGCCGCGACACTTCGATCGACAGTTGTCAGCACGCGATCAAGCACACCGCCGGTCAGCCATTTGAGCAATGTCTGGATCATGACAGCATCCAGCCGAGTGTCAGACCAAACGACAGCACCGACGATGCGCCCGCAAAGAAGAGCACGGAAGGCTCTGTCCAGCTAAAGCGCGTGACGGCCAGCAGCAGGCCACAGATCCAGACCACACCTGCCACACCCAAGGCGACGGCCAGGTCAGCCAGCAGCGCCATCAGTCTTTGCCCCACTTGCGCCACACGGCGATTGCTGCCATCCCGTTTGCAAGACCCGCACTGATAATCCCTGCGACTTGCGGAATGCTGATGGGGTGAGGGTCAAACAGGCCGGTTGCCGCGTCATAGGTTCCCCAGCCACCCATTGCCGCCAGTCCGGCAAGCAAAGCCAGAAAAGCTGCAATGTAGGTTGTAAGGCGTACTGTGTTCCACATGGTTTAGTTCCTTCTAAGAATTGCCTGCCAAAAGGCGGCGATGATGCCCGATAACGTCCATGCTGGGCGGATCGACGTTGCCGGGGTGTGCTTTGCGCCGGCCTTCTTCATCAGCACGGCAAGTTGCGCGCCGCTGATAGTCATGCGGTGCCGGATGCGGCCATTACCTAATGCGTCATAGACGGGTATACGATCGCCGTTCGCGTCGTAGTTGCCGGTCTCAAACAGCAACTTTTCAGCCTCACGCCGCTTGCGGATTTCAGGTGGCTTTAGCCAACCCATAAAATGCCGAGACGCCTTTTTATCATACGCGTTGATCGCTGCGGTCAGCTTGGCACGGTAGATGCCTCCAGTATTTAGATCGAAGGACACCAAGGCATCGAGCTGATGCTGTGCAAGCGGCACCTTCACTGCACTGTTTACGCGGTTTTCGTATGTTTCTAGGTCCTCGTCAAAGACCTTCAGTGCAGTCAGCAATTCCCGATCAACCTTTTCTTGTGACCAGCCACGCGTGTCGACTTTGGTCATCTTGTTGGGGTCGAGACCACCTGCTGCCGCTGTGTGACCTACATACACCGTCCAGACGTTGGCGCTGCACAGATACGGACCAAGCACGATGCCCTCATGCTCCGCAATTTCTAGTTGGCCTTTAGGCGATACAGTTTGCATGCACGTTCTCCGATACAAAAAAGCCCGCCAATGGCGGGTGAGGGCAGTGTTGAATGTTGTGAGTGGTTATGGGCCTGGTTTGTTGCGGGTAATGTAGGCGGTCAGCAGGCGGAAAACGGCGGGCGCCTTGATAGCGTTTTCAAGGCCTGCGATGTTTATGATACAACCGCCAACTTAAGCATCACATCCGTCACCGCGTTGTAATAATACAGATCGCCCGTATCCTCGCAGTAGTGCAACTCCCCGCCTAGGGCAGTCGCTTTTGTCTCTGTGCTGTTTACGTCAGCCGATTGGCCGGATCGCGGCTTCATTCGCAATGTGCCGTTGCTTAGGCGCTTCATAGGCTACCCGTCCCGATGCAAGGACTTGCGGGGCGCAAGCGGAAGTTGCCGTTGTCAGGGTCCACAAATAGCGGGTCAGTAGTAATCATGTTCGTGCCAGTCTGATTGTAGTTGACATTGTGAACGCAAGAATTTTGACCGACGAATACAAACCCCGCCAAAACAGCCACTCAGCAACGTCATCATCGCTAGGCTCTTGAGCATCCCGCCTCGCTTCATCCATCCGCTTGCGCGTTTCGATGTAGTCGTCTTGCTCTTGTAATGTGTTTGCATTGTCTGCATCCTTTCGGCCCTTAGCGTATAGCGCAGCGATTGCTGCCTAGTCCAATGAAGGCGAAAAACGCATAGGCATAGGCTTTGATCGCGCTCAGCATTAGAAGCCCACCCGAGCGGGTCGGCGCGAAAGTCCGATGGTGTGATCCGGCTCATGCGAACAGCGCTCCGTTTAGGGTGCGCGTCGGTGCGGCCCAGACAGCGCCTGCGATTGCGCCCTCGTTGATTTCAGCTTCCTGTTGCGTCCACGGCGATGTGCAAAGAATTACACCCGCCCCGTTTGGCCTGACGGGCCTTGCGCCATCAATGGGCGACTGGATGACGACAGGGACGCTCACGCCGCGATCCGGTACGGTCAGCGACACACCCCACGCCTCCGATGGCTGTGCAAAGAACCCGGCAGTGTTGATCGTGACGCGGCCACGTGAGAACGACACGATGTCGGCCTGCCCCGTTTCCAGCAATGCTGCGAAGTAGCTGCCACCTTCCGTGACCAACCAGTATTGTAGTCCAGCAACCACGGCGTCAGGCGTGTATGCTGACAGGTCAGCGCCGATCAGCAGGCTCACCTCGCCTTCTGTGGTGACATAGCTGTCCACGGTTCCTGCCAGCGCGTCCAGCGTGGCTTGCGGCGTTGTTATGTCTACGGCGGGTGCAGGGTCAAGCGCGAAGGTCGCCTGCGCCACCAGCGCAGCCCCTGTCGTGTCGATCACCCGTGCCTGCCGTCCAAAGGCGGCTATGGCGATGCGCACGGTGTCTGTAGTCTGCACTGTAACAGGTAGACCTGTGACGCCGTGCGCGGTGTCCTGCGTCACGCCATTGATCGCCAGACGGGCTGTGAATGCCGTGCCGCTTTCAGTGCGGATCGTGACGCGTGAGCCGGACGCGTCGGTGTAGCTGCCGACGATCTCGCCGTCACCCGATACGGCCCCTGTCGTCACGAAATTCGCGGTCAGCGTTGCGCCCGCGCTCACGACGACATCCCACGCGCCGATGTTGAGCGTTGCCCCGTCGAATGTCCAAGTATCGTTGCTGTCGAAATTCGCGGTTTGGCTGATCCACTGGCGGTAGTAGTGCCAGAGGTCGGATGCAGTGACGGTGCCGCTGACGGTCACGGTGCCGCCCGTCGCGCCGGATGCGGTCAGCGCGATACCCGTCAGCGCCGCCGCTTGCGCTTGGGTCAGCGTCAGGTGCGGCACGTCAAGCATCTGGACCTCTTCCGAGTAGCCAGCGCTCATATCGACGCTGTGCTGATACAAGACCCGGCTTGCGAAGAACGTCTCCCCAGCGGTGCGGCGGTCATATGTGCGGGCTTTGGCGGTCCAGTTGAAGCGCTCGATGTTGAAGCGATCCGTGCCAGCGCGATATGCATCCAGCAAGTTCACATCCGAAAAAGTCCCTTCCGCGTCGCTGATAGCTGTCAAAACGGCATCGTCAGGATCGGCCCACGTTGGCAGTGACGGGTTCGCCGTGATGCTCTCCCGCGCCCGGGTGAACCGGACATTGACGCCCTCGACGGCAGTCAGACCAGATCGAAAGGCGCTTACATAGCTGTATTGCAAAGAAAAGCGGCTACCTGTGTTTACATCTGGGTTCCATTCCACTAGCCCATTCCAGCAATTATTCAGGAACGTTGGGTTGTTCAGGGTTGCAATCGCCCCGCGAAACCCACCACTAAAAGCGGCAGGGGTAGCTTGGTAATATGTCGGTCTGTTTTGAACGATAGGGAGGTTTGCATTTTCGCTGGTCATACTTAACTGCTCAAAATAAAAGTCATTATATGTTGAATTGCACTGTTGTGCTTTTGCAGCATTGAAAAACCGGACGTTGTTTGCCGATGTAATGGCAGCAGTTCCGAAATAGATTTTCAGGTTTCTTGGGGCAGAAAGATCGCCATAAATGTCTAGCCCATCAATGATAACTTTGGCGGGCGCTTGACCCAGCAAAATGGTTGGATAATCGTGACGGAAAAACGATTTGTAAACGATTTTAGGATTTGGGTCGTTAGGCCGCTGGCGACGACAAATTAGTGACGATCCCGATTCAAAATTTAAATCGTTATCAGTTCGTTCTATCCCGGTCGAGTTGACGATGTATGTCGAGCGCCAGTCGTGAATGACGCCGCCATTTTTGGGGTCAACATACGCCGAACCTTTGGCCTCAATTGTGCAGTCGGGATCGAAGCGGAAAAAAGACCCGCCAGATGTCGTCACGATTACATCGCTAAACCACGCCACCAGCCCATTCCGATACCCCCGCGCCGGGTTCGCAGCCTGCACAACCGCAATGCCAGCAAGCAGGCTATCAGGGCTGCCCTCAGTCGCGCCCGTAGAAGTCAGGACACCGGGGGTCACGCTGTCGTTGTATGTCCAAGCCATCTGTCAGCCCCTCGCTGTAATCAGGCCGGACAGAACGCCGCCTGTGAATGTTGTATAAAATGCATCCGTCGCTGGATCGTATGGCGCTGGGATCAAGCGGTAGACCGTCACGCCCTGCCGTGTGTGCGACCGGACAACGCCAGCGGCAACGGTGCCAGCCTCAGCGGACGGCCACGCGGCGTAGTCCATCCATGAAGTGCCGCCGCCAGTGATCCATTCGGTGTCAAAGTCGGCACTGGACGCCTTTGCAAGAACTTGTCCAGTTGTGCCGCCGACCGGGACGCCCTGCCCGTCAGCGCCATCGGCACCGGGCGAACCATCAGCGCCGGTTGGGCCTGCGGGGCCTTCAGGTCCGGTTGAGCCTGTCTCACCTACTGGACCTGCCGGACCAGTTGCACCGTCAGCGCCTGCGGGACCCTGCGGACCAGCGGGGCCGGCTGGACCGGTAGCGCCATCGTTGCCGGGGTCACCCTGCGGCCCTTGCGCACCTGTGGCACCTGCCGGACCAGCGGGGCCGGTTTCACCTTGGACGCCCTGCGGACCTTCAGGGCCGGTTGGGCCTTGCGGGCCAGCGGGTCCGGTTGGGCCTTGCGGACCAGTTGCTCCCGTCGGGCCTTGCGGACCAGTTGCTCCCGTCGGGCCTTGCGGACCAGTGTCTCCTTGAGGGCCGACATCGCCCGCCTCGCCTTGAGGGCCTTGTGGCCCTGTCTCACCTACTGGACCTTGTGGGCCCTCCGGCCCCACATCGCCTTGATCGCCCTTAACGCCAGCCTGCGCAACGTCAACGGTTACAATTTCAGGCGGGATAACATTAACCGTGATCGTCTCAGGCGAAGTAACCGTAATCGTCTGCGCAGTGACAACTACCGTATCAGATGACATTGATAATCACCAGCTTACTTGCCAGAGTATTGCCGCCCGACAATGTCACCTGCAACCGTAACGCATATCGACCAATCGGCATAGGATCAGTGCCTTCTATAAGCACCGAAACCAACCCGCCTGCGCCGTCCGTAAGGGTGGTAGTCAGACGGTTTTCCAGTGCGCCATCCGCGGTAATTACTGCCGGGTCAGACACGGAAAGGGCCGTTCCTGCGCCATCCTTGAACGCGAACTGCAATGTTGCGTCCGATCCGCTTGTTATTTCCACTTTATTCATCAGCTAAACGTCCTTGCTACACGATCCAATATTGTCTTCGATTTCCATGGCCGGCCTCTATCTGTGAACTGTGATTTGGAACCAGGGCGACTGGCGCGGGATAGGCTCCAAAGACCATACGCAGCTCGGGTAAATGTTGATGAAGCGATACTCGTGTGTGCCGTCCGCGATGTAGTCCTGGATCACAAGCGGCACGATGAAGTTGCGCCCGGTCAGTGTCGCGTCGGCAGGCTCGAAGCCGGCACCGAATTGCAGATCGAAGAGCTGGCCGCTATTGCCAATCTTGATCTCGGCCGTGGCGGTTGGAACACCGCAGTTCTGGCCATAGGCCGTCCGCGAAATGTTGTGCAGCACGCGGCAATCATCCGGTGTGCAGTCACCCAGCTGGCGATTGAAATTCCAGTTGGCAACCCGTGGCGGCGCGATGTTCTGCTCGATGAACTCCAGTCGCAGATTTGTGCGACTGAACAGCTCTTCCATCTTTTCTGACAGCTCGTTGCTGCCCGACATTTCGCGCACGACATATGTGATGCCGGGCCCAAGAAACTGCGCCCATGCAGCGACCAGCAAAGCCATCAGCCAGGCAAGGTTTCTTAAAGGTTTGGTGATCGCCTCCAACCGATCCGTTGCATTCTTGTAGTTTTGTTTTGCGTGATCGGTCATATCGCTCATGTTTAATAACCCTTAGAAGATAAGTCTCTATTTGGCGGACGGCACGCTGATTGTGTCCAATTCATCAATAGTGCCCTTCGTCTTGCCGGTTCAGAAATCCGCCAAGCATGTCCGCCAGTTCGCGGCGCCCTGCTTTTGGTGATTGCTTCCACCGCCGCAACCGTGACGTGGTGAACAGTTCCCGTGGTAATTCAGAGAACAGGATCGTGCAGACAACCAGGTTGTGCGCGATGTTCACGAGGCCGAACAGCACCGCATACGGGTAGACAATGATGCGCGGAAAGCCTTGATATTGCATCCAGTAACCAAAGGAATAGAGCGCATAGACACCCGCCACGACAGGGCCGAGCACCATAAGCGCAAAGACGCGCCAAAAGCCTATGTGATCCGTCTCCGACACCATTAGTCCGACCACCCGAACATGGCATCAACATCAGCGTCAGTCAGCGGCGAAAGCGGGATCAGGGCCAAAAGGATGGGATGCAGGCGACGGACACGTGCCGTCGATGCCCAAATGATTTGCGCCTCGTCCGGGTCAATCGGCAAGTTGGAAACAGCACTTGCAAACGTCGCGGGCCACTCGCCCTTGGACGCAGCGACGGCCTCTTGCGGCGGCAGGACACCCGCCCGCATCAGACCGATACAGAACGCGCCCTTGTCCATGTCGGCAGTCTCGCGCCACGCGGCTAGGGTTTCAGCGGGATCCGGTTGTGGGGTTACCCACTTGCCGTTGATCAACACATCGCCAATGTTGCCGCCTGTCTCGCTGAGGCTGTAGCCTTCACCAACATCGGGCAGGCTTTGCGGGTCCACCACGATCACATTCACAATCGTCTGCGTCGCGTCATCAATCACAAAGCGTTTCATATCAAGACTCCCTCATGCACCAAACACGCACGACACCGTCGCCGCCATTTCCGCCGCGAATGTCACCAGAAACGCGAAGGTCAATGCCTGCACCGCCGCCGCCAGGAAACTGACCGTCAAGCAACACCGCGTTAAACGAGCCGCCATCATCCGTGCCAAGACCCCCAGACCCAGCGTAAGCAGAAAGCCCGCCCTGCACACCTTGTGGGTCACCTCCTGAACCAGCACCGCCGCCGCCGCCAAAAATGGATGACTTGCCAAAGTCACCACCATCATAGCCTAAAAGTGGTTGGGCTGTGGATTGCGAACCAGTGTCATATTGTTTGACGCGGCCACCTGATGAACCACTACCTCCGCCCGCCCACAAAAAAGACCTTGTCTGCAAAGCACCGAAGCTACTTGCGCCGCCGGAGGACGTGGACTCATTAGTGCTGCCAGCACCACCCGCACCGACAACAACGGATGCAGTTGATGGGACCTCATCCACGTCAAAACGTTTGATTATTCCGCCGCCGCCGGATGCTCCTGCCCCCGGATTGCCAACGCTAGCACCCCTTGCCCCGCCGCCGCCTCCGCCCACGACTTGAACGACAATAATGTCACCAGTTGCAGCATTGGCAGGCTTTATCCAAGTGCCTGACGCTTTGAACTCCTGGTAGTCGTAGACGAATGACGACACCAAGCTCGGGAACTGCGCGGCCAATTGTTGCGCCAACCTTTGCCCGCTGACCATACCAAAGACGGTGCTTGCCGCATCTTCTACCTGCGCCTGTGTCAGGCGCGGCGGTTCAAATGTGACCCAATCGCTATTTGCCACATTGCGCTGGCGCAGTGTTGGCGGCGTCGTCGAAGTATCCCACCACCACATCCCGGGGAACGTCTCGGTCGGGGCGGTTGCGCCGGCGTTGTTCGTCGCGATTGCCTGAAACACAGCATTGAAAAACGCGAACGCCTCGGCCTTTTCATGCACGATATCTGGGACGTAGGTGGCTTGTGCCATTGTTACCTCACATTGCTTGAATTGCTGTCACACCAAGCGCCAGAACGCTGATGCTGAAATCTGTATCTTCAACAGACAAAAGTGCGCGCAACCGGAACGCGCGGCCTTCAAAGTCAGCCGCGTCCACGCTTTGCCATTCCGACCAATCCGGGGTGCCTGAAGGATCGTCGTCAGTAAACTGCACTTGCACGTCGACATCGCCGAAAGCGCCAGAGTTTGTCCAGAACCGGTCGCCGGGTACGTCCCAGAAACTTTCCGCGGCCGGCTGCCAGAACAGGTCACTCGCACCTGACACCAGAACACTGACAAGCGTGATCAAACGCACCGTCTGTACTGTGGTCAGGTCGATTATTCCGTCAAAGTCATAGGTTGCAACCAGCTCGCCCGGATTGATCACCAGCGTGCCGCCCGAGACTGTACAGCCTGTTGCCGTGCCAGCAAATGTCGGGCTTTCCGTAATGGAAGCCACCGTAACGGTGGGCAGGATATTCGCAGCCCGCGTCACAATTGAGGACACCGGGCCTCTGATGCCTTGCGCGTCGTAGGCGCGGGCCAGATAGGTGCCGGGCTTCAGCGGCAATGCCGCTTCTGTTGTGCCGCCGTTGACTGCGATCCCGATGCTGGTCGAAGTCTGCCATGTTGCTCCCGCAAATGCCGCAGAGTGACGGAACTCGATGCGACCACCTTGCCGGACGTCAAGCGATGGGTGGCGTTGCCAGCGCAGCATCGCCACTGCGCCACCCGCCGCCTGAACAGAAAGGCCGGAAATAGCGACAGGGACTGCGTTGATCCCGGTGATCGGCGACGGATTGGAAAACACCCAGTCCGACACCACTCCCAGCCGTGTTGTGGTGCGGACCCCGAAAATGTAGGTGCCGGGCACCAGGTCCTCAATCAGCGTGACCGGTGTCTGCGTCTGACCGCCAATCACAGCATCTTCAGGCGATTCCGACGACAGCCGGTGCGAAAACTGGAACGTCGCCACAAACGGGTTGTCCGACACCGTGCTGACCAGCGCGCGCACCTTGATCCCGCCACCGCCGCGCGTTTCATAGAGTTCCTCGATTGCCGTGGGCGGCGAGGGCGGATCAGTGTCAAAGGCGCTTGGCAGGCTGGTGCGGGGCGCGGCCGCGTAGATCTCGAACTCGGATGCGTCGGAATCATAGACCAGCGGTGAGGTTTCCTGCAGCGTCAGATCCGGCAGCAGCGCGGTGCCACCGGATGCGGATCCCAGATCAAGGCTCATGTTCTCGACGTAGAACGGTTTGGCATCCATGCCCCAGCGCGGATAGTCCAACAGCACGGTCTCGCCGGTAGACACGCGCCATGCCTTCAGCTTGCCAGCCATCCGTACCGTCAACTGCCGGCGCTGCTTCTCCAGCGTGATTTTTGCCAGACGCTGCGCTGTATCCGGGCTGGTGGTAAACGGAAGCGCAATGTCAGCATAGCGCCGCTCTCCGCCATCCTCGGCCAGATAGACGTCGCTGGCATAGGCGGGAAAGTCATCCGGCTGCCAGTCGTTTTCCGGGCTGATAAACGTGCCGCGCACCGCGTTGAAGTTCGCCGACATGCTTACCCGCGTCGACATGCTGAAACCGCGATCGCGCGCATCCTCGCCGCTCAGCGTATGGGTCGGGATCTGGTACGCGCCCGCCTGCAAACGCCACTGCCCGGCCTGCCAAATGAACCGGCCCGCCATGGCCGTCAGCAGCGCCTCGATCGACGACTTGGGATCTTCCGCCAGGGACAGGACACCGTTGCAGGTATAGCGCGGCTCCGTGCCTCCTTCGACCTTGTCGACCACTTCATCGCAAATGTTCGCTGCGGCGATCACGCTGTCTTCGTTAATGCCGTCAACCGCACCAATCTGCGCACCAATGCCATAGGGATCGAGTGAGGCATAATCGGCGGCACACAGCGCTGCATTCTGGCTGTAGCCCCGCAATCCTGTGCGCGGATCAAGGATATCGTTCTTGCCCTCGATGTCGACGGTGATGTTTGGCACGCCACTGGGGTATACCTCTGCATCGAATGTCAGACGCAAGTGGATAGCTGCAACGCCGCGCAGACGGTGGCTGGTGGTCCACAGGTTAAACTGCGATTGCCGCAACTCTGGGAACGCGGACTGGTTGGCAGAGCCCAAGGCCCGCTCCACGCGGGCGCGGTTGGCATATTTGCCGATGCCCGTGACCTCGCCCGCCTCGATCACCTTTTCGCCGTTAAAGTAAATCGCCCCGATCGACTGCACTTCGTGACCGGCCAGCGCGATGATCAGATCTAACGTTCGCCCATTGTCGCCCGACTTGTGCATGAAGATCGTGATGCCGCCCTTGCGGGTTGCGCCATAGACAAGATCGCGCGCGGCGACGGGTTCCCGCACGGTGACAGTACGGCTTTGCACGCCCATCTTGGGCTTCGGCCCCAGCTTGCGCGCCGCTGCGGACAACAGCAGCGATGCTCCCAGTTGCACGATAAACGAATTAAACGCACTGGCGGCGGCGAATGTGCTGATCGCCGTGAATACTGGCGCGAGGAATGGCATCAGACCCTCCAGGCCAGCTGGCAGGATTTCAACGGGCGGTACGTAAGGCCTGCTTGCAGAAGGAACGCCGCCTCTGCGCCGATGCAGATGCCAAGCGCCGGATCCTCGCCACCCAGCACAATGTCGCCACGCTGTGCCAGCAGGACCGCAGGCCGCGGATCGCCCAGCAGGTTGCGTGCCAGCGCCTCCATGCTGCCGCCGTTACGCTTGATCACACCCATTGCCCCGCGCAGCGTTTTGTACTTGCCACGATATGGCCAGCCGTCATGGCCGGTCAGCGTAAGCCGGACGTCGAACGCCCACGTCGCGCAGTCGCGCGCTCCCCAGGCAAAGGTCCCGCCTTGTGCTGCGGCGATCGCTTCGGCCAACCTGATTTCCCATTGCGGTAGCCTCTTGGTCATCCGGTGCCCCACTGGATGTCTTTGTCCTGGATTGTCGTGACGTATTCAAAGCCGCGATCGCCTGGGAAAAGCACCTGCTGGCTTTCGTCTGTGTACCGCCATTCGCGCGCCTGAAGCAGGCCAATCAAACGCCCCTCATAGGTGATCGTGATCGAACAGGTGTCCTCCGAATCTTCCAGGTTTGGAACGTCGAGCCTGCCGGACGTGGCAAGGATCGGGTCACCAATAAGCGTCCGGTCTTCTTCCATCAGCCCGACCCACACTTTGCCAGGCAAGCCCTGCTGTGCCTCCTCGATGCAAAGCTGCACCAGGTCCAGCGGGATCCCCGACAGCTTGATGCTGGTCCCGTAGGCCTCGATCTTGTCGCCCTCTTCGATCGCACCCATGCCAAGCAGCGTGCCCGCGCCAGTCCATGTTTCGTCATTCCAGACGATGTCACCAAGGCCCGACCACAGCCGCAACACGCCTGACGCGAACGTGCCCTCATAGAATATCACAGGACGAACGCTGCGATCCGCCAGGGCCGCTGCAAATTCCGGTGTCATGCCACGGCTCATATCGCCTCCCTTGCAGCAAACGTGACGTTGAACTTGTCACCGCGCGCGATGCTGACCGGCACAGATTGGCCCAGGCGCAGCAGCACCTTTGGCGATACGACTTCGACAGGCGCGGCGTTGATCGGCGAATACCGTAGTGCTGGCACAAAGTGCAGGGTCGCGGCACCAGCCGTGACAGTTACATCCTGCGTCAGCTGGTGCATGCGTGTTTCGGCACCGGTCCCTATCTGGAAGAAATCGCCAGCCAGAAGGTTCTGCTCAACAAGTCCACTTACGTTCAGCTGGTTGCCCGACTGTGCCGCACCGGCAACCACTACATCGCCCGACTGCGCGGGGTTTTCGATGCTGGTATCCGACATCAGGAACCGGCCGCGCTTACCCCCCAGCTGGGCGAAGAACGCCGACATTCTTCGGGCGTCGCGCCCATACTGCGTTGCGATGGTGATGTCATATTCCCACCACTCGCCACCCCAGTCCTGTATCTGTTCAGTCCCGGCAAACGGCGATGCTACTGCGGCAGATGTTTCCGCCAGACGCCGCGTGATGTTGGCGATCAAGCTTGTCGGCAATTCAAGGATCATCAGCTGCGTCCCCGGCCCTGCGCGTCAGCGACCGCGGCAACCACTGTCTTCGAAATCTCCGGCAGCTGCTGGCGGATTTGGCGGTTGACCTGTTCGGCAACCCCGTCAACTGCACCGCGGGCATCGATGTTGACAGCCACAGTCACGCCACCCCCACCCTGTGCCTTGGTATGATCAATCACGGTTTCTTGCGGGTGCATCATCGCGAGGAATCCACCTTTGCCATCCAGCCCGCCCGAGCGCGGGGCATTGCCCGTATAGCCACCCCCATCCATACTGGGGACGGATGCCGCAGACCCGCCACCAAAGACCGCACCAGCAAAGGCGCTGAATGCGCTACCGCCGCCACCGCCACCGCCACCGAACATCCCGCTGACCAGCGACTCGAATGCCGCATTGGCGGCCATGTCTGCCAGAGATGAAAGCAGGCCTGCAACAGCTTCACGGGCCGAGCTGGCGCCAGTGACAAACGACGCAAAGGCCGACTGCGCACTGCTTTCGATGGCTTCCATCGCAGTGGCTGTACGCGCCTGCTGGGATTCCATTCTTGAAAGCTCCTCAACCATATCGGCAATGGCCTGACCCTCCGTCGAGTAAAGCTCGACGCCTGCTCTTTTCAGTTCATCATAGGTGCGGCGCGCTTCTTCAGCCATGGCGATCGTGTTGATTTCGTCTTGCAACGCTTCGGTCACAGTGCGGATCGCCTCAGCTTGCCGCTCGGCTTCGCTCTTGCCACCTGACCGACCACCTCCGCCACCTCCGGTTTGATTTCTGTCTGGCGAACTCCAGGTCGATACAACGTCCGTCAAAACCCCGCCGATGCGACCCTCGTTTTGCAATGAAGCAATAGCGCCGTCTGGACCGGAAACGCCAGTGCGGGACTCCTTGGACATGTTCTGGATACTCATGGCGGTCGCAAGCGAAATGCCAAGTTGCTCTGCCATCTCGCGTGCTGCGGCCGCAGCGCTTTCAAACTTAATGTTTTGCGCATGCAGCGCCAGCTGCTCAGTATCATCCGCAGCGTCACCTGCCGCGCCTCCCAGGGTGACAGTCTCACCTGTTGCGTTCTCTAAAGCAGCCTGCAGCAGAGCAATCTGGGCTTGTGCTTCCGTGTACTCTGCTGACGTTTCGCTGACCTCTGCCAACAGCTCTTGCTGAACAGCCACTGCAGTCTGAATACCTTCAATGTAGGTTCTCAGTCGCTCAGCGTCGGCGCGGCCCTCCTCTTCACCGGCTTGGGCTGCTTGCTCACGGAATTCATAATACTGCCGAACCAGCTCGTTACCTTGGCGCTGCAACTCGACCTGTCGCTGAAAGGCCTCGGAAGCTTTGACGTCTTGGATTGCCTCCTGCCGCATGGCGTCTACGACAGCAAGATGGGCTTGAGCTTGAGCGAGCTTCACGTTTGCCGTTTCGATGGACATTGTGCGACCGGCCGTCAGTGAACCGCTCAAAATATCGGACTTGGCAATCTCTTCATTCATCGCAGTGGCGACCGCATCAGCGGCTTCTGCCAGTTCACGCTGTGCAGCACCCATGCCCAAAAACTCGGCGATATAGCCTGGCACAGACGCGATCGCGTCAACCATCGCAGTAAAGCCGCGCGTCACCATTGTTATCGTTTGGACCATACCACGCAGGATCGCCGTCAGACCCGCATCGCCGAGCGCAATGATCAGGCCTTGTGCTGCAGAGAACGCGCTGTCCAGATCGCCGCGCAGGTCATCGCGCATCGTGGTGGCCATATCGAATGCCGCGCCGTCGACGTCCCTCAATTCATCGGTAAGGCGGGCGAGATTTGCAGACTGGCTGGTCAGCGCCAGAATGGCAGGGCCGCCTCGATCTCCAAAGATCGCCATGGCGTCAGCTGCATCAAGCCCCGCATCGGACAGTGTCTGCATGATGTCAGTGAGTGAATTGGTTTCTGGGTTCACCTGATCAAGGGTGAGCCCCATGTCCTTAATCGCAGTGGCAGCCGCACCAACAGGCTTGACCAGGCTGGAAAGGATTTGCCGGAGTGACGTACCCGCCATGCTGCCCTGGATACCGGCATCGGACAGCACACCGATTGCGGCGGCGGCATCGCTCATCGAGATATCAAGCGCGGATGCAATAGGGCCAACATAGGTCATCGCATCGCCGAGCTGCTGCACGTCCGTATTGGATCGCGAGGCGGCAGCCGCCAACACGTCCGCTGCAGATGCAGCATCAGTTGCCGCAATACCAAATGCTGACATGATGTTTGAGGAAATATCGGCAGCGCGGCCAAGGTCCATCCCCGAAGCAGTCGCAAGGTCCAGAACCGCGGGGATCGCAGCCATGCTTTCTTGCGCGCTGAACCCGGCGCGTGCGAGAAACGTCAGGCCGTCGGCAGCTTGCCGGGCCGTGAATTCCGTAGACGCGCCCATATCCTTTGCGACATCGCGCAGATCCGCAAGGTCGGAAGATGTGGCGCGTGTCACCGCTGCAAGCTCCGACATGCCACGGTCGAATTCGGAAATCACGGTGACAGCGGTGCCCATCGACAGCAGCGCTGCCGCAGCGGCAGCCGCCGCCTTGGCAACGAGACCAAGACCAGCTGGTCCGGCCAGTCGTCCCATGCGCCCCGTCAGGCCATCCGCTTCGGTCGATGCTTTCTTGAAGCTCTGGGCACCAGTATTGCCAATGCCCTCGAACTCGGCCTTGACCTGCCCGCCACCTTCCGCAACGAGGCGGACGGATACCTTTTTCTGCGCCATGTTCTAGCCCGTCCTCATCGCTTCGTTAATCTTGGGAATAGCGATGCTTTCGATCGCCGGCAGGAGATGTGCCACAGCGACAGGGCACACCCCCAACGCTGTCGCAAAGGCGAATGCGGCATTCATGTCAAAGCCGATCACGCGGTTTTCAGAGGTGCGCAACTGGCCCCCCATTTTCATGGCAAGGTCCCAAACCTGCGCGCCCTCATATGTCAGGGGCGCGTTTTCGCGCGACGGGCACTCTTCGCAGGTGCCTTCGCACCCTTTGCAGTATTCCGCGCCGCCGCCGTAGTGCCAGTCAGCGAGGGCGCAGAGCCGTTTTTTTCCATGACCAACGCCATCCCGACGTTGATGTATTTCTTTTGGAAGGCCGTGAATATCGGGAACACACGCATCAGCGCGTCAATGCCCTCCGCACTGACAGACACCGCCTTGCCCGCCTCATCGCCAACGCCGGTCCAGTCTGTGATGGCACGGCGTGCCACTGCCGCCGCAAAATTGACGGTAGTGTCGGCCAGGCTTTCGTCTGTTTCTTCCGACACTGCTGCGCGATCACTTTGGGCTTCGAGCATCAGCTGTGTGGTCATTGGCTTGACCTTGACCTTCACCCCGTGGCCAAGATCAAGCCAGCGCTCTTTGTTTGACAGATCGAGCTTCAGCATCAGTATGTCGCCACTTCATTAACAAGCGTTGCCGTCAGCATTGGGCCGCCATCGGCCTGCTGCGCAGCCTGCCAATCGAAGGTGACCTGAATGCCAGCGGGACCAGGAACAGTTACCTTGGGAACTGGCAAGTAGACGCGCGGCACACTGAATGTCAGCGACTCGCCGGATGCCAGGGTATAGTCAAACTCCAGCGCTGCCGGTGTGCCGTTGGTGGCAAGCGTCAGGAGCGCCTGACTTTCAAAGCGAACCACCAGTGAGCCGCTCAGCATTGCCATTGAGGGATCAGCACCGGAAATCTTGCCATCTGACCGGATGACCTCGATCCGGTCCAAGTTGTTATTGTAATTGATCTGGGCCGAAATGACATTGCCAAGAGCTGATCCGTCGCGGCTGATGGACCCGTTGAAGTGACCAAAGCGGATCAGATCAAAGGCAGTTGGCGTCCCGGCTGCTGTTGTGCTTGCCACGCTCTCTCCCTGGGCAATCATGCCAACGGTCGCAGTCAACAACCCCGACCGTGCCATTGTCCAGGATAGCGTGTTGACCATGCAACCGGTTGCCATTGCAAAGTGTGGCACCTCGGGCAGGGCGGTTTCGATTGACATGCTGGGCAATGACCAGCTGCCTGATTCAAAGACATGCGTATACTCGCCGGTATCTTCGGTTGTCTCCGGAGCACCCATCGCGCCCTTCAGCCAAACACCAAAAGACTCGGCATCGATCGGAACGGCCACATCGCCGTCAGCCGTCACGACATCCTTTGTGGGTGCGAGCGGATCGCGGCCGTAGCCAAGCAGCTCGTTTTCCAGCAGCGGCTGCGATTGGCCAAGCGTAGAGCTGGCGAACGGCATTGCCAAAAACCCGCTTGCGGGCGCGGTGCCGTATACTGTTTCAAAGGCGAGCGCCATTCGCGCCCGCGCCCCTTGTGCACGTGCCATTTCAGATTCCTTTATCGTTGTTTCAGTTCAGCGGGCTCAATGTTGCGTAGTGCAGAATGACCTGCACGATTGCGGCTTTGATGGTGTCTGCACCTTCAAATGCCAGGTCTTCACTTGTCGGGGCCTCTGCCTCTACCCAGTCACACAGGCCACCCAATGTCCGGTCTGCCTCGATGACAGTGCCGATCTCTTGTAGAAGCGCATCCAGCTTTGCCGCCCGATCGCTGTAGCCTTCGACGAACACTTCGATTTCTGCGCGGTGTTCGTAGTGATAGCGCAACGGTGACATGGTCACCTCCGGTTCTCCGGGATCTCCGTCACGCACGATCAACAAACCTGTGGCAGTCAATTGTTCAGGCAACACCTCGTCGCGCAGCACTTCGGCTGAACTGCCCGCCGCGATCGCATTGAACAATGCGGTGATGATTTGCTCGCGTTGCGATGGCATCAGTCGATCTCTTTCCAGTTTCTGGCCAACCGGTCCGGAATGGACCGGGCGGCACGGACAGCGTCACGGGCGAGGTTCAGCCGCTTGCTGAGTTTCACCTGCGGCAACAAGACAAAGATCGGCACAGTCGCCACATTGCGACCAGTTTTCGATCGAGATTTCAGCGCCTGCCCCCGCGCTGACAGTCTCGCCTCTGCAACAAGCAAGCTGGGCTGGTTGCGACGGTAGATAAACCGCAGCTTGATCCCGCGCTTTTGTTCCCACTGTTCTGGCGTCAACTTGGCACCGCGACGGCCTTTACCCGCAGCTTCGGTCGGAATCGCCAGAAAAAAATTGTTCTTGCTCTTGATCATTGCACCTTCGTCGTGGGCACTTATGATCTTCGGGGCCTTGCTCCACACCAGCGCCGCAGCATTCAAGCTGGCACCGCGTTCGGGAAATGATTTGCTGCGAATACTGTTCGCAAGTTTGCGACCCAGTCCGGCGCGTGTGATCTGGCCACGCCAGTCGTTTTTCAGTTCCACCGACACCTGCTTGAACGTCAGCGTCGACGCGCGCTCACCAGCTGTCAGTTCTTTCGCCAGGATCGAACCGATCGTTGGCGATGTTGTCATGCGCACCTTCATGCCGGTCGCAAGTCACAGGCCCAGATCAGCCGCTCGGTATCGCGCTGCGGCGTCCCCTGGACGATAAAGTGTTCATCACCGATCGACACAAGGTCGCCTTTTTCAGGCGATGGCACTTCGCTGACGCGCACATCGACAAGCGTTGTGGCCGAGGTCACGCGCCCCCCGCCAAAATCCCTGATGCCGTCCGGGGCCCGGCGCATCACACGCACCGGCACACCCTGCCACAGCGCATCCGCCGCCATATTCTGATCTGTAAAGATCATATCAACGGCGGCGGAAAACGCGCTCATTAGGTTGCAGCCGCAGGTGCCGCGCCATTCAGGCGCACGATGCCGGTCGCGCTTGGGTTTGCGGCGGCTTCAATCGCAACACCGACAAGAATGTTGCCAGTAGTCGTGGCTGTCGTGCACAGGCCAGTGGCGGGGATCATGTAGATTGCAGCACCGACGGTCCAGGCTTGCGCAGATGTCTTTGGCAACTCAAAGACGCCGCTTGTCTTGATCGCGACTTCTTCGCCGCTCAGCGCGTCGGTACCAGCGACGCCAACCAGCAGACCAGCGTTGACCAGCTGGCCGGACGTCACGTCTGCAGCTGCGGTGATGGTGACAGTGTCACCGGGTTGAACGTAGTTTTTCATGGGAATGTCCCTCCAATACTGGGTCGCGGGAATCGCGATCCCTGAAAGCCTGAAGGCGAACTGGCCGCCTTCAGGTCAGATTGATCGCTTATGCAGGTGCGGCACCGGGGTTCTTGTAGATGCCCTTGCTGTCAATCGCTTTGGCCGCAAAGTCGTGGCGCGCCTTGATTTCCAGACCGTCAACCTCGAACCCGGTGCGGGTCTCGGTGTAAACGCCTTCCTGTCCGTCGAGATACGCGTATTCGATCGTATCGATGCGGGCAGCGTCAGCAGCAAGGAACCAGGGATCCTGCCCCGACGCGGGGATCAGGCGTGGCTCTTCGATCACCTCAAGCCGTCCGGCAAACGTGTTGACATCGGCAGAGCTGTTCGGTGTCGTTGCAGTCACCTGCTTGCGCGCTTCAATCGAACGCACGCCTGGCGGCACCAGGATGAAGCGTGGCAGGATTGAGATCAGACGCTTTTCGAGGCCCTTCTGCTTACCAAACGCACGGTATGCAGCAGCTAGTGCTGCTTCGGAAATAACCGACGCAGTGCCGAGGTTGCCGTGATCGGCATGGAACAGTGGTGTGCCATCAGCCATGTTCGGGTTCTGCATCAGGATCTGGTAGACGATGTCGCTTTCCAGATCCGCGGCTGCTGCACCAAAGGATGCAGGCACACGTGTAAACGCATCAAGGTCGTCGTTGATCAGCGTCTGGCGCGTGATTGCAACGATACGACCATAGGTCGCCAGTGCGTAACCTTCCTTGCCCTCGCCGATGTCGCCGTATTTGAATTCGCCATTTTCCAGAACTTTCTGCAGATCCGGAGCGCCGCCCAGCTGGGCACGTGACACAGGCTTGAAGTCGGTGATCGTCGCGCGACGGGCAAATGTCGTGAACGTCCGCTGTGTGCTGTCATAGGCAGCACGCAAGGTCTTGCCAGCCACGTTTGCAAGAATGGCAGGAAAATCGCTGGTAGAATGCATGCCAGCAGAACGCATGGAAAATACTTCACCAGCCAACTCCATCTTGGACATGCCACGTGTATTGACCCCGCGCCGCTCCAATGCAGCGCGACCCATTTCGATCAGCGACATGCCGCGGAATTCGCGGCCATCATCGCTCAGCTGATGGGCGCTGGGATTATGGCGGTGCATCAGCGCGTTCGTCAGTGCATCGCGGTAAGCCACTTCCTGCGTACCACCATCGCGCGCCTGCGCCGGTGCGCGCTCTGCAACGCGGCCCGCCGGATCGTTCGACGCCAGCTTGTCCAGAATGGCAGCACGTGCAGCATCGATGCTGACACCGCGCGCAATCAGGTCGGCAGTGAATGCGCCGTCGAGACCATGACGCTGGCCAAGTGCATTGATATCAGCTGCACGCTGGCGCTCTTCCGCACGAATGGCATCGGCGTTGACTTGCTGGGTTGTACCCGCGCCGGCATTGTCAGCTGCGCGGGTTTGCACTGCAGTATCTGCAGCCCGGGTTGTGTCTGCGGGATCCGCAGCACGGGTGTTGTCGGCATTCGTGGCAGCCGCCGCCGTGGTCTTGTCAGTCATGTTTTTACCTTCATCGGTGGCCGCAGCTGCGGCGTTGTCATCCTGCCGGATCAGGACACAGGTATTGACCGCAGCGGACTGGCTTACGCCCGACCGAACTTGCGATCCCGGATCAGCGCCAATTGCGACAGCTGAAATTTCCATTGGTTCCCAGTCGACGGCGCGCCAGTGTTCGCGCTGGCCGTCTTTCTTGGTGATTTCATACCGGTGGACCTGATATCCGACCGACACGTTGCGCAGCGTCTTTTCCAGAATGCGCTGCACAATGTCGGCAGCATCCGACGCATCGGTCAGCTGGATCGTAGCATAACCCATCCCGCCTTCGATCCGTGCAGATCCCGGCACGACGACGCCCAACACGTTTTCCACGCGATAGGCGGAGTGCGCATTCAGAAACGGTGCACCTGCGTTCAGTCGTTCGAGACGCACCGATCCTTCGTCTACGACCAGTTCTTCGTCGTACTCGACACGGTCATCCCAGCCTTCCCAGCGGACACGCTGAACGGTTGCGCCTGTGGTCCAGACCACTTCGATGGTGCGCGCCTCGCGATCGATGCTGTCAGGGCGCACCTCTGCATTCCGCCCGATCAAGGGCAGTTGAACTGTATCTTTGGGCATCTGTTTCTCCGTGAACGGTTAGGTGTCGCCAGACGCATCAGGTGCGTTTGGGTCGCTGGTATGCGCTTGACCAACCTTGGTGACCTTGCGCGGATCGCTGTCAAAGATCAGCGACTGCGCGTCGACCTTTGTTGTGAATTCGGCCCATTCGCCGATTACCTTGTCGGGATCATATCCGCGCTTTGCGATCTGCTGCTGAGGCGTTGCAAAGCCTGCGCGCGTTTCAAGCAGGTCGGCCTGCGCATCTTGCAGTGGGTTTACACTTTCAAAACGTGGCGGTGCCCACTCTGCCGTGATCGGCGCACCCATTGGCAGATCGCCATTGGTCTGGGCCATCTCGATGAACCACTCCCAGATCGGCTGGCAGAACATTGGGATCACCGTCTGCCACTGCAGCTGGTCGATCATCCGGCGGAACTCGTTCAGGCCAACGCGACTTGATGCAAAGTTTGCTTGGCTCATGTCGCCCGTCATCAGCGCATAAGGCACACGAAAGCCAGCCGCGATGATGTGCAGCTGCACCCTGTGCCATTCATAGACACCGCCAGCATTCGCAGGTTGGTTGAACTTGATGTCGCGCCCGCCGCGTGCATATGCCACCAAACCCGGCGACCATTCCTCGATCGCATTTCCGTCCGCATCGGTAACCGCAGCAGTGACGCCGCTGTCCATGTCTTCATCGCCGAACACAACGCCGACAAGGCAGGCTTCAGTTTTCTTGCGGGTCAGCTCGGCGTGTTGCCAATCGTCCACGTCGCGAATGGCCCGCATTGCTGGCACACCCCAGGGCGCACCGCGGGACTGAACCCGCTGCCGCTCGAACAGATGCGCGACCCGATCGGCAGGAATGCGCACTGATTCCAGCCGCCTGGTAAAGATCGGCGAGTTATCACCGGGATGATCCGGAAACATCCAGTACCCGGCGCGCTGCCCGTTTTCGCCGTATTCGATCCCCTGCGAAATCCGTCCGCCCTCGGGACGGTTGTCAAACCGGCTGGCATCGAGGTGATCAGCTTCGCGTAGCTCCACCTTCAAAGGAACCCCGCCCTGCCGTGTGCGACTCTGCGGACGCTTCACGGCAAAGAGATCACCGCCCTCAATCATTTCCCGCACCGCCAGTGCGGTCAGGCCGTGAAAATCGGTATGGCCATGGGCGTCACATTTCTGCGACCACTCGGCCCATAGCTTGTCGACCTTTTTGTTCAGCTCATCATTGCCGGTGCTGGCGCGGGGCCGAATGCCAGGGCCGACGATGTTGTTGACCAGAACCTGCACGGCCTGTGCAGCCATCGGGTTATTCCGTGTCAGATCGCGCATGCGGTTGCGCAAGATACCACCAGCTGCACTGATTTCCGCGTCGGCAGAGGAACCCGTCGCGCGCCATCCATCTGTTCCACGACCCTTTGACGCGGCATCATAGGCCCGCCGCAAGCTTGCCAGCTTGACCCGCGCGCTGTATCTGCGAACGGCGAGGTTCGGCGCAAAGCGCGATAGCGCCTTGTCCATAAGGCCGAACCGCGCCAAGGCGTCCGCGTCTTTGTCTGCGCCACTCATGAGCGAGTAAACTTCACAAAAGTGGACTTGTGACGCGGCTTACCAGCAGCAGCGGACAGTTCGCCCTGAATGAACTTGATACGCGCCAGCAGGTTTGCGCCAGTGTCGTATTCGGTTGTCTTGCCGTCATAGGTCACGCGGGTGACGCCGCGGGCATATGCCTGCTGCAATGCGTCAAGCTCGCTCTGCGTGAATGCCATCAAAACCACCTTTTCTTTTTCGACTTGCCATTGATCCAGTTGCCATCACGGCGTTTGGCTGGCGCTTTCTCTTTTGCCTGGTCGGGCTTTGCCGCAGGCAACGATGCAGGAACCACGCTGACTGTGCTGTCAAACAGATCAGCCTGGTCATCGTCAGGCACAGCCGATCGCTGTGCCGTCAGCACGGCCCATTGTTCTTCGGTCATCGATGACCAGCCTTTGCGGCGTGCTGCCGCTTCGGCGTAGTTCATCGTATCAAGACCCTCGTTGCGGCGACCCGGCTCGGACAGCTCCCACGCACTGGTGACAACGCCCGAGCGGCTACGCTTAAGCACTCGGACTTCCGACGTGATCTGGCGGAAATACTCATCCCCCAGCCCACGTGCAAAATGCACATAGCCGCGTTCAAGCGGATCATCCTTGCCGAGCCATCCGTAGAAGTCAGCCTTCAGCTGGCTGACGTTCAGCATGAACGCCCGCTTTTGGGCCCGCTTGGCGCGCCCGTCCGTCCGGCGCTCAAACCGCATCGGGGCCAGAACCGGCCCTGACTGTGTCGATGCACCCTTGACCAGAATGACCCGAGACCAGGGATGCCGCTTACCCCATGACCATACGTCTTCAGTGTACGTGCCAACGTCGACCGCAAGCATATCAAGCGGCAGCTTCAATCCGTTTTCTGTGCGCCATGTCGATTTCAACAGCGCGTCCAGTGCCTGGCGCCCTTCGTCGTCACCGATGTGATGCGGGATCACCCGATAATCGATGGCCCACCGCTGATAGTTCTGACCGAAGGCTACGATGTGCACCTCGATCCGGTCCAGCTGACAGTCAACACCAGCCGTCAGGATCACGCCCTTCGCTGGCACAACGCCGACCGGCAGCACATCGCCCTCGGCCGCATTCTCTACGCGGTCACGCAACGCTTCCCAATTCGGTCCTGCGCTGGCCTGCTCAAACGGCAGCCCCAACACATCGTTGTAAAACGTCTGTTCCGTTTCCGCTTCGACTTGGCGGGCAAGGGCCGCTTCTGTCTGCTGCGTCACATGCAGGCCGGTCCATCCCATGACCTGCGCATAGTCCACTGCGATCGATGCCCAGTCACGCTGTGGTGCATAGGCGCGCCACAGATGAAATCCGGGATGATCACCCCGTGGATTGTGCGCGACCCACCTACCCGCCGCTACGATCTGTTCCTTGTGCGCATGCATGATTGCGCAACCGCAGCTGTCGCAGGTGAAGTGGGCGGCATGCAGCCGTTCCGGATCGATGCTGCGCCGAAAGTTCTCCCAAGTAAGTGGAGCCTCTTCACCGCAGTGTGGGCATGGTACGTGATAAAACCGCTGGTCACTTCGGCTGAACGATCGGGTTATGCGGCAGGTTCCGGCAACTAGTGGCGTCGAAACCTTTAAAATCTTTGCGTCTTCAAAACCCGACGCGCGGCTGGTGGCAAGCGCTTCCGGGTCGCCTTTGTCTGTCTGCTCGAACTTTGACAGGTCATCCATGATGACCAATCGCCGTGACGTTCCTGTCAGGTCGGCTGGCGATCCTGCGCTTGCGACCTTCAACGAACCGTTGCGCGCCAACGTTTCCTGATTGAACTTCGCGTCCTTGTTATCGCCGCCCCCGGTGCCAAATATCGAACGCAGCCCTTCTGCCTGCCTGCGCATTGGCAACCACTTGTTGTCGACCCACTCGGTCGCAGCCGACATGGTCGGGTGGACGACCAGGCTGTCGAGTGGCACGTGCTCATGCCAGGCACCCAGCACCGGCTGGATGATCGACACTGTCTTGCCCCACTGCGCAGATCCCCTGATCGTCACTTCCCGACTCGGGTGCTCTGGCGACAGAACCTCATGGATCTCGCGCAAGAACGGAAAGCGCAGAATGCTGAAGGGCCCCGGCATGGGTGAGCGTTCATCGAAAACAATGTTCTGTTCACACCATCGCGTGATGTCCGGCGGCGGCGGTGGCAGCATCGCGGCCGCAGCTGCCCGACCGACAATGGCAGCAGCTGGCGCGAGAAAGCCCATCAAATGTCCTCGTTCAATTCAGCGGCGGTCTTTGATGCCTCTTGTGCAAACTTTTCCAAAACATCCGCCCGGCCGGATCGATGCGCGCGCCATGTCTCGGTCAGGAGCTGACGCACCGACTTGTAATCGACGCCCAAGCTGTCCGCGACTTTTCTGGCGCCCTCGCGCAAGACACTGTCAACCTCGGCGATCTCTTGCGCCATAACCTTGGCCACTTGCCGTTCCACTTCGCTGGCCAGCACGTAGGTGCCTTCAGCTTCGGCATTCTGGCGGCGCAGGCGGCGGGCTTCTTCCTCGGCCTTTTGCGTGCGCGCCATTTCGTAGCGGTCAGGATCCTTTTGCGGCAACTCCGATGCGCCTGCTGCCGGTTCCTTTGGCGCGGCGGTTGCCGCTTTGGTATCGCCTTTGCCTGCCTGAACCGCATCAAGGGCGCGCCTGGTCTCTGCGCCGTTCCCTAGCATCTGGCCGCGATCAAGTTTGCGGCCCAGTGCTTCCACGCATTTCCCTAGGTCGAACCGGCGAGCGCGGCCTGTCCCTGAATAGCATCCATCCAGCTTGCCCTCGGCCACATACTGGCTGACCCGTCCGGGTGTGACCTGCAGTTTCTGAGCAAGTGTTGATGCGTTGATCTGGGTCATGGTCCTCTTTAGGGCAGGTGCTTGTTTAGCCCTTTCAGGTTTAGGCTTTCATTTAGGTTTAGGGATGCGAAACACGCGCGCTTAGCCGCCCCGTATACAATCAGGCCCCAGGAGGACCCAAAGTGGGGGGGATGGTGCGTCCCTAACCGGTGATCTGGTTGCGCGGGCCGGATTTGAACCGACGATCTTCGGGATATGACCCCGACGGGATAGACCTCTTCCCCACCGCGACATGAATGCTGGTCTATCCCAGCAGTCATGGGCTATCAGGCCAACCCCATGTCAGGCCCATCAATAGGAAACGCCCGCAGCGGTGGTGACCGGCGGGCGCAACTGTAGATGATGACAAAAGATGTAGGTTCTGATGACCCCTGCTGTCAACTACATCTTGTGCCTCTAATCACGGTAACCCTGCATCCGGTCGAGTGCGTCGCAAAGCGCGCGCCTTGTTTCCTTGACCCGCGTGGTTTTTGGACGCCACCCAAACTTCTGTAACAATTGCCCGATCGTCAGGCCTTGGACACAGACGCCATGCACCAAGTTGGACGCGCGAACGATCTTGCCGGCTGGATCTGCATTGGCTTGCGAACGACGTGGAGAAAGCACTACCGCCGCCCCCACTAAGTGATTCAGTTCAGCTAGCCTGGCCAGGTCGAAGCTGACAGCTTCGCTATATGAGCCTTGTCCGCCACCGCCACCCAACGCCTCAAGTGAGGAACAACGTACACCAGCAGCGGCGCATCTTTCATAGAGGGCGGCATATTCTCTGCCGACGTTGACCTGTCCTACCGTGAACAACGGCGCGGCATCCTTACCCCCGCGACCACGGGCCTTTTGCTGCATGACATCGAACGCATCGGCGCGCGCCAAAGCATCGTGGCCATTGTGACCATCCCGCCTCACGCGCAACTGACCACTCGCACCGCGCACAACAGCGCGCGGCTGGAACCGGCGCACCGCACCACGACCAGGTGCAACGTCCACGATCTCAGACCCACAGCCTTCAGGGCGCGCGGCATCCGCTTTCATTCGAGCAATGCGTTCCGCCTCTTGCTGAAGCCTGCTGCGTGCTGCCGATGTGTCGCGTTTTGCCGCCATCAGATTGCACCTCCAGAACTGGATGTCGCATGATCCGCAAAGCCGCGGCGCGCCCGCTCTTCACGCATCAGGTCAGTCGCAACTGCCAGCTGCTTGCCATACCAATCTTCGAAAGCCAGATCATCGGCGTCAACAGCAACGCCTCTTTCACGCCGCTCCGAAATGATCTGCAGCCGCCGCTTGTTCTCTGCGGCGCGCGAGACTACGGCCTGCCGCGCGGTATCGCTGACCGGGGGCATTTTGCGGCTGATGATAAACTGCATCGTTTCCACCAAAGTGCCCTCTTTCTCAGCTTTCGGCCCCTCGATCGACCCAAACCAGCTAGCTAAGCCCGGCAGATCACGCAACGGACGCCGCTGGACAATCTCTGCAAACCCCAGAAAGGTCGCGCGGTCGGGCCAGAAGTTGCGCGATGAACCTTCACCCTTGGTCCGCAGAATATCGCAGACTGCGGCAAGACTGTCGTCGCTCAGATACGCCAATTCGTCCGCAATGCGATTAAGCGTGGACTTGGCAACTTCAGGATCCGTGCCCCGTGGAAAACGAAAGCCGAGCCGATCAAACAGCTTCACTCGAATGCGGTCCCGATTGCTCTGGGTGACAGACCCGTCTCCAGTTTCTGGAGTCGGCTTTGCTTCTATTCGTGATTTTTTGACGTCCTGATCCATCAGCTGATTACCCCCGCTGCTCGAAGTTGCTCTGGCTTCACCAAATCCATTCTCAGCATCCGCTGGGCCATCGTCGAAGAAATCGCGGTGGTTGGAATGCGTTTCCCAGCTGCAATCTGCTCGGCCCAGAATTGGGCTGTCAGGTCAGCTTTCTTTTCCGAAAAACCATCATCGGTTGATGGCGGCTTTTTTTTGAAATCCGGTTTTTCAGATGAACGCGACTTGGTTCTTTTTTGGTTACTTACAGGTTCCTCTCCAGTGGGCTGGAGACGGGTTGCCCCCGAAATTGGAGACGGGTCGCCCTCTAAATTGGAGACGGCTCCGTCTCCAGTTTTTGGAGTCGGGTCAGGGGTGTTTCCGTCTCCAGATTTTGGAGACGGATCGGGCGCTTCAGCCATCTCGAACGCAAGAATATACCGGGTCGGCTTCTGGCGCTTTGACACGCCGTCACGCGTCCTGTGGCGACGGATCAACCCCTTGGCTTCCAGTGCGTTCAGGGCGTTGTTGACAGTGCCATTTGAAGCACCTGTCTTATCCATGAGATAAGCTTGCGTCGGAAAGCAACCGCGCGCCGCATTGTGGCAGTCACAGAGGTGAAACAGCACGCGAAACTCGCTCGCACCCACCTGCGACGCCTCAAGCTCTGACAGCCAGTTTGTTGCTTTATGGCTCATTGTGCCCCCTGTTGTTTATTGCATCACGCGACAAGGCTCATGCCGCGCGGCGCCCGCTCTCTGTTGTTTTCGTTGAATACCGCATCACCGCAGCCAGAAGCCGCTCCTGGCCGCGCCGGCTGTTTCGGCGCCTGACCTGGCGAATGAAACCCCGCGGCAAACCAAGATCACGCTCGGCTTGCGCATGAGAAGGCCAGCTATGGCCCTGATAGACAAAGGGCTTAGATGTGGCGCCATTGTATGTCAGCGGCTTGCCGATCCGGTCCGGGTTGCCATCGTTGATGGCTTTGTAAATCGCGCCTTTGCTGCATTTAAAATGCTTTGCAGCCCGCGCGACGGTCGGAAAGGTCCGGCCACCAACATGGCATGGCATGGGCCTTGGATGTGACCGGCCTGTTCCGCACGTCTCCAAGGTGCCATTGCGCGCAGCCAGCATGACCGTAGCGTCCGAAACACCAAGCGCCGCTGCTGCTTCTTGCGCGGTCGCATAGACCACGCCGCGAATGCTGATGTCGCGATACTTGCGCTGCCCCATCATTCAACCCCCTGCTCACGTCGCATGCGGCGCACGCAGCGCATCATGATCTTGGTGCGCTCGGCCCGTAAGTCATTGATCGCCTGTTGCCGCCGCGTGATACGGCCCTCCAGACAGCCAAGACGCCGCAACTCGTCGTTGCTTGCATAAGCCGTCCAAGGCGCGCCCGATTGAAAGATGGCAGGCTTGACGGGCGGTCTGGGACCAAGTGCGCGCGCAATGGCCTCAGCCAGATCAGGGCCACCGTTGTGACCAATCTGTGCAGTAGGAATGACTGCACAAAGAGGGTGTTTGAAAGGTGCCGTCATGCCACCCCCCGCTGGCCTCTCTGGGGCCCACGCACGGGTTCCAGACGCTTGGCAATCTCGGCAACGCGTGCCGGATCGGTCAGGCGGTCCGCCAGGGCAACGCCATCGAACCCCGCAAGCGCGCACATTGTGTGGAAGTCTTTCGTCTGGAACCACGACAGCGACACTGTCCGCGTGTTTTTGGCATCGTTGGCACCGATCGCACCCAATGCCGAGCGGATGCATGCAAGCAAAGCTGCACCCCAGAGCGCACGGCACGCGGCAATCTGCCCGCTGTCGGTATAGTCGAACCAGTCATCAGGCCAGTTCAGACGCGCAGGATCCGCAGCACATTGCTCGGCCAGCATCGCCCGCAGATCAGGGCGCAGCGTGGTGTCCGGCGTGACCGCAGCCGACGGTGCAGACCGCGATGGCCGCGCGTCATCTGCTGCCGCCATGTAGTCCGCAAGAATAACAGCGAGGGCGTCATCGGCTTCCATCGCAGGCATCAGGATCCGCCCTCGTTGAGCCATTTGTTGAGAAGGGCCGCCCAGGTGCTCTGCATCAGCTTGACACGACTGACATTGCGGTAAGCATCGGTCGCACGCATGCGGTCAACGTTGCGCTCGATCAACAGCGGATCATTGGCCGCCATAAAACCGGACAGATCACGCTTTTGCGCGCGCGGATTGTTCTGCAGCACCGACAGCCAGGGCGCGAGAATGGTATTGGACCAGACGCGTGCATCGGCGCAACTCGGCGCGGACCACAGAGCCTTCAGCGCAGTTGTGACAACAGCACCACGACCGGCTTCCACATGCTTTCGAATCAGGCTGATTGTGTAAATATCGCCAGCCTTTTTTGCGGCCTGCGAACCTTTGCCCTTCATCAACCGTGCCCCCGCGTCAGCGACGACCTGCTCGCAAGCAATAGCCCAAGGCGCACGGGCAACTAAAGCGGCGGCATAAATGTTATAGGTGCTGATCGCGGTCACCTGCCCGTTAATCGCACCAAAGGCTGCGGCCTGCTCGGGCACAGTCAGATCGACGCACATGCATGGCACATAGCTGATGCCCGCCAGCTTGGCCCCGTGGCAGCGGTGCTGGCCATCGATGATGCTGAACCGGCCGTCACCGATCGGCGCGACAACGACAGGGGTGAACTTGGACCAGCTGAAGGCCTCGGCGATCTTATGGATCGAAATCCAGTTGGTGCGGCCAAGGGGACGCTGGAAGTCATTGTCGATCACCAGCGCATCAAGCGGCAGCCACAGCAGCTCGGGTTTGGCGCCGGCATCACGGGGTGTGACCTTGCGGTCAGCGATATCGATCGGGCGATAGTTCATGACGGGACTCCCTCTTGCGGCATATCGAGCTTGCCGGTTTCGTTGCCCCACGCGGACCAGCCAGGGCGGTTCTTGCGGCTGAAAAGTTCAAGCTTGCGGGCGCCGGGCATCAGACCGTCGCAAGCGGCGTATCCCTCTTCGGGTTTCTCGGAATGCGCGCCGACACGGCCCTCGATCGTGATCGATCCGGCAGGCCAATCGCCGCCATTGGCCACCGAATGAAACCCGTCGTCATATGTCGGGATCGTCGATCTGGTCGATCGGGTCGTTTTGGGTGCGCGACGTGTGGCAATCAAAAAGGGTTCATTTGCTGACCGCAGGACGTAGCCGGTGCCGAAGGCATCCTTGCCGCGCGTTGTGCGCTTCACCCATGTGCCGGCCGTCTTGTAGGTAAACCCCCAGGCATCGATGCAGGCAAGCGCCTCGGGCAGCATCGGATTGGTGGCCCACAGCCACAGCAGGCAATCTGGTGCCGCCAGTGCCGAGACGGGCAGGGACTTGATCCAGTCAATGCCCTCACACCCATAATGCGCAGTGGCGTTCTTTTCTTCGCCCGCTTCTGACCAGTTGTCGAAACGCCAGGGCGGATCAGCCATGATCAGCGAAAAGCCACCTGACGGTCGCAGGTCTATGAAAGACTGCAGCACATTCATGCGTCCACCTCTTCAGGCAGATCGGCAAGTATCTCTTCAAGGATCTCCATGCCGCGGGGCTTGTGCAGGCGGTATGCCACAATCGGGGCATAGGCTGGGTCATCACAGACCCTGACATAACGGACTGGTTGCCACGGCCAGCGCCAACCCGGCGCAGGCTTCATGCGCCAGTACAGACCGGGCCAGCTCAAAGGTATCGCGGCGCCATTGACGGGCTTGATGCCGCCGCCATCAAATCGCAGCAACAGACGCCTGTCCTGTGGAATGACACCTTTCGGGCCAGCGCCATCATAGTAAATCCACGGACCCCAAGCCATCACGCCACTCCCGAAAAGACGGGGACGGACACCGCCCGCCCCCGCAGTCCAACAGGAAGAATAGGGGGCACATGACGCAGCCCACTACGCCCCCCCGGTATAGTGTCGAGAGGCAAAAAGGACGGCCTTGGCTGCATGTTCTGAAAAGCGGATCCGGCACCCCCCACAGGCAGACCGGATCCGCAGTTGGCCGCGCCTGAGGAGGACGCGCGACCGGCAAAACCGGACAGACAAGCACCTGGGGAGGAAGACAGGGCTGTCCGGTTTATTGGGAATGCACCGTTGACAGCACTGTCGGCGCTGCGTTCACTGCGGCGCACAGCCGAAAAAGGACACATCATGAGCGACCCGGACAGCTTCATAACCACCGACGATGGGTTACTAACCGACAGTGAAGGCATGGCCTTGGCCACCTTCGTCGATAGCTTCAAGCTGCTGGAAATGCATTTCCCTGAGGCATCAGTCATTTTGCTGCGCCTTTTTGAAAAGGAAACAACCGCGCCCGGACAACGCGTGTCAGCCAGAGAGGCCAATCAGGTTCGGATGTCTGCACAGTCCGCGCGCCGTCTGGCAAAGCTATTAAATCAGGCTGCCGACGACCTTGAGGGCACTCAGCAACCTCGCCAATAAGCGGTGTAATCGCCAGCGGCGCACCTTGTGTCTGTGCCTTGATGCGGCTCTCGCGACGCGCAGCTGGTGATACGGATCGGATAAAAGCAAGCATCACTTGGCCTCCCATTCCTGCATGAACCATGCAGCGGCATCGGGGAACGTCATGAACAGACGGGCCACGGCATCACCCGAGGCGCGGCTGTCACCGTTCCACCAGTTCCAGGCGGTGCTGTTGCGCACGTTGAACGCGGCGGCAACCTGCTCGGGGTTGGCAAAATGGGCGCGCAGGTAGAGCGAAAAGGCAGGGGCGAACCACGCCTTGAAATCGGCACCACGCCACGCGGGCAGATACAGCACGTTTCCAAAACTTTGGACCGAAACTTCGGACCGGGACACGGGACGGGCGACCGGCCTAGCCTGGGACACAGACGGCGAATCAAAAGAGGCACGCAATGCAGACATCACATCACCCCCAGGAAATAGCGGCTGGCACTGCGGGCTCCCGAACGCAGGCCAGCCTTCACCACACAGCAAAGGACAAAAGCCATGGATGAATTGAAAGAAGAGATCGCAGCATTGAACGAAGAGATCGCCGAGTTGCACGGACTGGTGGCAGGGCTGGCATCGGATCTGTCAGCCACGCAATTCGCTTTCATCAATGGGCTTACCGCACTGCGAGAAGTGTTCCCCGAACAGGTCAACCCGATCATCACAATGATGCGCGACGACCTGATGGAACAGGGGCGCAAACTGCAGCGACCCGAAGATGACGACGATGACGAGATAGACGAAGCAGATGCATATTTCGAGCTATCCGCGCGCCTGCATTTTGTGAACAACAAGCCCATCAGATAGGACCCTCGGCAGATGCAGCATCCTCGGCAGCCTTTTCCATCTTTGCGAACGCGGCCTCGGCCTGCGCGGTATAAGCCGCATCATGCTGGCGTTGGATTGCATCAGCCGCGTCATACGCACGCCGCTCCCGATCAGTCTTCACGTTCAGAAACGCAGCGCGCGTGTTGTACACCAGATCGCTCAACGACACATCGATCAGGTAATACGCACCATCCCAGCCCTGAAACTCCAGCACCACGCGATCGGCACCAAAGTCCTGTGCATGGATGGCCGTGCGGCGGACGCGCAATGTGTCACCAGGGGCGATCATGCGGCGTCACCTTGTTCGGCGGATACGGTTGCGGGGTCGATCCAATAAACCGCTGGCACAAGGCCATCAGTTTCGCGCTCGATCTTAACGGCAAGCACAAGACTGGGCGTCATCGAGCGGCTGACCAGCCGAGAAATAATGCTCGGATCAACACCAATCGTCACAGCAAAGGTGCGCTGACTGATCTTATTCGAGGTCAAATATGATTGAAGTTTGTTCATGCAGACCTTGTTGCACCATGTGCATCAGGCTGTCAATCGTCAAAATGCACATCGTGCATTTGCCAAAATCACCGGAGTGTTGCACCTCATGCACATGAAGCTTGCACAGATTAGAACCTTACGCGGACTGACCCAGAGGAATTTGGGCGAGATGATTGGTATGGATGCCGCAACGGTGCAGAGGGCTGAGGTGGGCGCACCATCGGCCAAGCTGGAAACATATAGGAAATGTGCCGAAGTCTTGGGCGTTACACTTTCAGACATCTTTTGCGATGACATGTCTTCCATCGAACGCGAGCTTATTAACGTGTTTCGTCAGATCCCTGAATCGAAGCATCAGCAGCTGCTGGGTCTTCTGAAACTAGCGCAGGAAGATGTTGCGCAAGCAGCGCCAAAAAGTGATCCATCTGCCGAGGGTTGAGTGAACGGAAATACGCGATAAACTGATCTTCGGTCATTGTATTAAATTTCTCCCTTTAGAACATATGACGAACATTGGACATTTGGACAATAACTTTCAAGGATCGGTCAAAGGTATATCCCCATGAATGAACTTAGAATTACAGCTTCAATCCTCCGTATAATCGAAATTGCTGCATGGCTTGCGGTCGCTGCGACGCTTCCGATTGCTGGGTATATGTTTGATGCTTGGCCGCGTAATCTCGCAATGATCGGCACGCTGGGTTACTTCTTGTCCAGCCTGGCCTACGTCGCATTGATCAGGACCGGTCGCGCTATTGTTGTAATCGCGCAAACCACATTACAAGGCGCAGCAGGCGCGGAGCAAAGTAACGCAAAACCGAGTGCGCCCACCAGCAGGACGAAGGCAGGGACAAAGATCAAAACCTACAAAGGCGTCGATATTCTTTGGTCCGAGTCTGGCGTGACGGCAGCAGGGCAATCATTTGATGGTGTTCTGGCCGCAGAACGGCATATCGACAGACTCTAAGCCCTTAATCAAACGATTACTGCAAAGCCTGCCAGAAATGGCGGGCTTTTTTATGTGCGAACCGACTGCATGCAACAGTGATTCTGTCACAAGGTCACCGGCAATCTCCTTTTGTTGCATGATATGCAATATTGTGATTGACGGCGTGATGCACAATATGCAACAAACGGCCCCATCAAGCAACCGATGGAGCTTTCACAATGTCCACACTCTGCCCCTTCCCGCAGCACCGTCAGCTGGTCGCCGATGCGCTGGCCATTGTGCTGGCCCCGGAACCCGCCCGCCCGCAGCAACGGCTGCTTGCTTGGGCTGCATTGAAAACCGCCCGCGGACAGCGCATGTCGCAAACCGCCCTTGGCCGCCTGCAGAACGAACAGCGCAGCAAGGAAACACTTTTGCTGCGGATCGCCGACCGGATCGGGGGTGCAGCATGAAGATCCGCCATGACACCTTCATCGTGGAACGCTTCCCCGAGTATCAAAAACTGCTCGACCGCGACATCCGCGATCACCGCCGCAACATCGCCATCCGCTGGGTGTTCTTCACCTGCGTCCTGATCTTCGGCATGTGGTGCGCGATCGAGTTCGGAGGTGCGTCATGAGCAGGCCCATCGCTAACTCATTCTACGCCGAACTCGAATGGGCCGTCCTATATGCGCTCTTTGATTGGCTCGATGAGCACCGGGTGCCTTCGCAAGCGATTGCCGATGCCGTCGCCCTGCCCGTTTCGGTGACAAAAGCCATTCTTCGAGAACTGATTAACGCAGGCTTGGTCACCTACGGCGCTGCATACGACGACGAAGGTATGCTTTGCGGCTCAGGATACTCTCTTAGCCCAAGGACGCGCTTTGCCATCACGGCCAAGCAGCCCGCCATGCTGGAGCGCGAATAATGCCTGCAATCTTACCCAATACAGAACACTTTGAACTGGCTGCACAGCTGGGCCTCGATCTGGTTGCCATGACAGCGCACGTCCGCGCCGGTCTGGCCGACAAACTGGCAACAGCGCATGACCCCGAACCGGTGCTGCGCGACGCGGTGCTGCACTATGGCGGAACACTGATGGAACCCACCAGCAATCCCGCCGACGCGAACCGCATCTCGAACTGGGGCCCGGGCGATTACCAGCTGGCGCTACTGGACTGCAGCGGCACAGGCACAACGATTGCCGAGGTCGCTGCAGACTGGGCGAAGGCCGCACGCCGCATGAGCGAAACCCCCGATCGGAATGCCGCATGAAATCGGCGTCGCACAAGAACCTGTCACGCGAACAGCGCCTGGCCTGGGCGCGCGGGATTCTCGCAGAGCATGACCAGCACTCCGATGCCCGCGTGCGCCGCGCCTGCAAGACGGTGCTGAACCATGCGCCAAGCTATGAGTTCGAGGAACTGCTGAACGCGAACGTCTTGCTCGATGCGCTGGAACCCGCCCCGCAAAGCCAAGAGGCAACGTCATGACCTACACACGCCCTGACCCGAGCAATGCGATTTGCCCGCCCTGCAACGGGCGCTGCGATCAGCGCCGCCTGTGCCCCGCACGGATGCGCATCGAGCGCAGCCGCGACCGCAACAGCGGCCGCATGGTGATCACCATCACGATGCTGTCCGCGATATCCTCCGTCGCTATTGCGGCGAGCCTTCTCTGGGTTCTGCTGCCCTGATCCACCCCGTTTCGTAACGAGTAGCCCTGTTTTGTGCCGTAACGAGTGACCTTGTTTTGTTTTGTAACGAGTACCTTTTTTCCCAACCTGACAAAGGAAACCCCATGAAAAACCTGATGATGACCGCGGTGATCGCCGCACTGACAGCGACGACCGCCGCAGCTGAAGGCATTAAGCCCCAGCCCGAACCAGTCAAGCCGCCTGTCGTCGAAGAGCCAGCGCAATCCGGCGGCGGCGATGACCTACTGCCGATCCTGCTGGGCGTGATCCTTGTAGGTATTGTCGCAAGCAACCGCCAGGCATCTGACCTGTCAGAGCGTCGGCCATTGGTACGGCCTCAGACCTGCATGAGCAAAGTCGGCGGCGTCGATATGATCGTGGCCTGCGATGACTGATCGCCCCATCATATTCAGCGGCCCGATGGTGCGCGCCCTGCTTGACGGGCGGAAGACTCAAACGCGGCGTATCATCAAGGATCGCGGTGCCTTACCTGAATTTTGCGGCGGCAGACACGACGACAAGAATGATCCCGCTGTGTGGGGCTGGGCAGATACCGACCAAGGCTGCTGGATCACGCTAGACCAGTTTCCCACCTATCGCTTTGTGCCAATCGCCACCGGTGACCGGCTCTGGGTGCGGGAGGCTTGGCGTGTCGGAGCGTGGCACTACCACAACGCCGAAGTTGCAATCGACTATTGCGACGGGCCACGCAAAGAATGGCTTGGCGTGGATGATCCCGATATGCTGCACCGCCTGATCGACCAGTCGCGCGCCGACGCCAAGAAGGCAGGTAGTCCGCTGCGCGACAGCTATTACGAATATTCATGGTCGCCGGGTGACAGCCCATGCCGCTGGCGCCCATCCATTTTCATGCCCCGCTGGGCGTCGAGGCTGACGCTGACCGTCACCGATGTGCGGGTGCAGCGGTTGCAGGATATAAGCGAGGCGGATGCGGTGGCGGAAGGAATCCAGCCGCTGAACTCTGGTTTCGGTTACTATGACCCTACCGGCAGCCAAGGTGCCGCGTTTACTTGGGCGGCTGATGCTTTTGGCCATCTGTGGAACAGTCTGCACGGCCCCGACGCATGGGATAAGAACCCTTGGGTTGCGGCCTACACCTTCACCGTCCAGCACGGGAACATCGACGAGGTGGAAGCATGACAAATCAACTGACCTTCGCTCAATTGATGCGCTCTGTTTACATCGACTTGAAGTTGCAATGTGGACCTTTGAACAGAAGTGATATCGCTTCCGCATTCCAAATTTCAATTCCGCAAGCATCGAACGACATTTTGACTTTCCAGACAGCTTACCCGCAGCTGATCGCCTACGATCCTCGAAAGCGCCAATACTACAGACCACCTAATCAGGCAGCGGCTTACCCTTCGGCCTTGCGTCTGCAAGTGCAGCAAATGGTCATTGCCATTGCAATTTACCGCGACCATGGCAGCAAACCCAACACCCACCGCCAGCGCGGCGGATATACGGGGGGCGTGTGACATGACCCACGGCCCCATCCAAAAGCAATACCACGCCAAGATGAACAAGCTCGCCCGCGTGATCGACGAGTGGTTCAATGGCAAGCGCAAGCCCAACCGACAGCCCAAGGTAGGCTTCATCTTGTTGACGGCTGAGTTCGGCAAGATCGAAGGCGGTCGCGTCAACTACATCAGCAACGGCAACCGTGAAGACATGCTGGCCATGATGCGCGAGTATCTGGCCCGTGCTGAAGGACGGTATCAGGACGGACCGGAGACAAAGCAATGACCCAGCCACGCCCTTTCACTGCCGAAGCCTTGGCCGAACGCTGGGAATGCTCTGCGGAAACTGTCCGGCAGATGATCCGCGACGGCCGCTTGCCAGCCTTCCGTGTCGGGCGCATGATGCGGGTCACTCATGAAGTGGTGGAGCAATACGAATGCGGGACTATAGAATCGGACGCCTCAAGGGGCGCTTCGTCGTCATGTGGAACGAACCAGACGGCGCGCGGCGACGTTATCGCCTTGCGGCTGACACGCCCAAGGAAGCGGAACGCGAAGCCCGCGACCTGATCCTGCAGATCGATGCGCCCCGATCGGGGATGACGATCGCGCAGATATGGGATGCTTACCAGACAGAGATGGGCGAACGGCGGCAGGCGGCAAAGCTGGCACAGACAGGCCGCAACGTTCTGCCCGAGCTGGGCCACCTGACCGCCGAGAACATCACAGCCGATGATTGCCGCACCTACGCAGACAAGCGCCGCAAGGCAGACCGCATGGACGGCACCATCCGCACCGAACTGGGGTGCCTGCGGTCCGCCCTGATCTGGGGTCAGAAGAGCAAACTGATCCGGACCGCCCCGACGATCGTCATGCCACCCGCACCGCCACCCCGTGAACGCTACCTGACCAGGGCAGAGGTCGCTGCACTGATCGATGCTGCCGTTGAACCACACATCCGGCTGGCGCTGCTGCTGATGCTGACAACAGCAGGCCGGTCCGGCGCGCTGTTCGATCTGACATGGAACCGCGTGGATCTCGACCGCCGGGTGATCAAGCTGTCAAAAAGCGACATCGGCCCGCGCAAGGGCAGGGCAACAGTCCCGATCAACGACACGCTCCTGGTCGCGCTGCAGTCAGCACAGCGTGCCGCCCTGTCCGACTATGTGATTGAATGGGGCGGGCGTCGGGTGTCATCGATCAAGACCGGCTTCAAGGCTGCGGTCGCGCGTGCCGGCATCGAGCACTGCACCCCGCACGATCTACGCCGCACAGCTGGCCGCTTCATGGCCGAGGCAGGGATCCCGATCGAAGAGATTGCCCAGTATCTCGGCCATACAAACCCGAATATCACCCGCGCAACCTACAGCCAGTTCTCGCCATCCTACCTGCGCAAAGCAGCTGATGCGCTGGAGTTGTCAGGCCGTTAGGTTCAACGAACCAAAGAGAAAACCCTTGAAAAAATCCAAGTCATTGTTTTGAAAAGATTGTATTGGTGACCCCGGCAGGATTCGAACCTGCAACCTGCCCCTTAGGAGGTAGCAGCACCCCGCGCAAAATAAGGGAAAACTTGCAAGAAGCCTGCCCTTAGAATGGCGTTTATCGTGGTTTGTGCAGCGTTTGTTCCTGTTCACAGGTTCGGTGAACCAAAGAGCATACCCCATTTGCCCCCGGGGCGGGGCCGCGTCG